GCGCTGGCCCTATCTGCAGGGTTGGCGTTTTCTTTTGCCGGCACATCATTTGCAGCAACGCCAAATATTGATTTTATTGACGTAAGCCACCATAATGCTGAACAGGGCTTGCCATTATCTTTCTACCAAACTATGAAAGCTGGCGGCATTAACTCAGTTGTAGTTAAAGTCAGTGAGGGACAAACATATGTAGATCCTGCTGCATCTGTCAACGTGGCTAATGCTAAGCAAGCAGGAATGATCGTTAACGCTTATCATTATGCACATTTTACAAGTAATTCTCAAGCTAAATCAGAAGCCAAATGGTTTGATAAAAAGCTTAAGTTAGTAGGATTTGATAAGCAAAAGGATGGTTATGTAGTTGTGGATGTAGAGGATGGCTCGCTTGAAAGTGTAGGTTCTAGCAATCTCACAAAATATACAAATACGTTTATCAGTACGATGAAATCTTTAGGCTATTCAAAGGTAGATTTGTATACCGGTAGCTCATTTTATAATACGTACTTAAAACCAGGTCAATTAGCAGTAGATAAACCTTGGCTTGCCAGGTACCCACTTTATCCGGAAACAGGCCAGCCGACACCAGTCTGGTACAATGGACAGAAAGGGGCTTGGCAATGGTCCAGCACATACAAGTTTGCTGGGATTCCCGGCTACTTTGACGTGAGCCAGGACTATGCCGGTAAGTACACAAACGTTGCTAAAGTCGACAACGCAACCAACACAGGCGTAGTTAAAAAGATCGGATCCTTGAGCCTGGTTGATTATCTAAAATCCAAGGGCAAGAGTGCAACATTCAGTGCTCGTGCTAAGTTGGCTAAGCAGTATGGCATAACAAACTACACCGGAACAGCCGCCCAAAACTTGGCGCTTCTCAGCAAATTAAAATCCGGTGTCAAGCCGGCAAAAGTGAACACCACAAGCAGTAAGCTGACAACATCCAGTTCGGCGGCCAAGTCAACCAGTACAACGGTTAAAACATACACGGTTAAGCGTGGAGATACACTGTCCGGCATTGCGGCAAAATACGGCACAAGCGTCGCAACCCTGCAAAAATTAAACGGCATCAGTAATCCCAATAAAATTTATGCGGGGCAAAAGCTAAAAATCTCCGGCAGTGTCTCTACAAAGCAGTATTACACAGTTAAATCTGGAGACACATTGTCCGGCATTGCAGCTAAATATAAGACATCTGTCAACCGTCTGGTAAGTCTAAACGGTATCAAAAACCCTAATCTTATCAGAGTTGGCCAAAAGCTGCGCGTAAAATAAGCCGAAGATGGCAATAATAAGAATCCACAAGGAATAACAAAAAGCCCTTGCATTTGCGGGGGCTCTCTATTTTTTTATAAATTATTATAAATATTTAATATTATCTGCCTCGCTGTAATCGTAGTCATCTAAATCCTTTTGTTCATCACATTTAATATCTTGAAAAATCCAATATACCATGCATTCTTTTCCATCTGGATCGACAGCTTTTGCACCCATTTCAAAATTGTATTCTTCACCACATTCTGCATCATTATAATCTTTATAGGGAGCACCAAGGATGCGATTTGTTGGAAAAGCTTCTTCTGTCAATTTGTAAATTTTTCCATTTATCATTGTTTTTCCATAATTGGTTTTCATTTTCTTAAAATCCCCCTCTTGCAAAAATTTTTCAAGTGCCAATTCAACAACTTCCCTCTTTTGTAAATTTAGTTCGATTGCTCTTATTCCAACTTTTTTCCACAATTCTTTGTCTATGTCCATGTTCACACGTTGTTTCTCCATTATTCTTGTTTCCTTTCTCTTTCTTTTAATGCCTTAATATAGGGTTCAAAGTATTCTTTTTCAGCTGCTTTTCGAGCTTTGATGGCATCATCAAGTTTTCTATATGTACCAATATATTTTCTTTTTCCTTTTATAGTAATGGTCACTTCAAATTTTTCTTTGCCATTGCGTAGTCGTCTATGGACGCCTTTATATCCGGATATGCTGTCACTGCGAACTTTTTTTGTCAATAAAGGGACTTGCACACCATCAATCGTTTTATTTGTCATGAGATCCTCACGAGCATGTTTAATTTGGTCATTTTTTGTGCATTTGCCACAAGATATTGTCTCACCACGTCGTAATTTTGTTGCACTTGTTTCTATTGTACTTCCGCACTCACATTGACAAAACCAAAGTGCATTTCCATTTTTGTTAGTACCATTTCTTTTGATAACAGTTAATTTGCCAATCTTTTTTCCGGTTAAGTCCAGTGCATTAGAAGGTGTCTTTTTGCGGCGACATCCGCAGGATTTCTTTTTACCATAGAGCAATTGACTTGTTGTTGCATGAGTAATATTTCCACAAACACACTCACACACCCAGGCGGTCTCATTATATAACTTTTTATTGTGTCGGCCTTTTACCTTAAGGTCATAAAATATGCATCCGGTTAAATCCATATCTTTCCCCTTTATTTTTGCATTTTTGAAAAACTAGTATTCATCTTCCCATTTTTTAAGTGTTTCTTTACATTGCTTTTAATATTAATATTTATTTTTTATCTCTCTCTTATATTTCTATTATACCATAGACAACATAGAGGTGTAAATGGTTTTAAGCAAAAAAGCAAAAAATTTTTTCAGGGATATAGACAAAATGAGCCAATTTTTGCTATTAGGTGTTCCCAATTGTCCATGTATTTGTAAAAACTGTCGAGAAAATAAAAGCATAACAGTTTTTAATTATTTTATTCTGATTAGTGTCCTGATTTTTTAGATAAAGCATATTCCAGTTCTTCAATTTTCTTTTTAATTGCTTTTGCAGTATCTGGTTCTTTATTTTCAAACCGTTCGGCAAATTCACGGTATGCCGACATCATTTTTACTTTATCGGTTATTTTTTCAAATTCCATGTTTTTTATCAGGTTATGCATTGCATAAGGATGTTCGCGCTGGTATTTCATTATGGCAAAATTTCTTTCGGCGTCATCAATTATATTTCTATCTGGTCCATATAAAGTAGCCTCTATTTCTGTTGCCGTTGTTTCATACTTAACTAATTCTAGGTTATTTAATAATGCCGTGAATTCTACCCACACCATTGTCATCCCGTCTACTAACTCAGTATATTCCATAACAGCCTTGGCATTATGGAATTTTTTAAGATAAGTAGCAACATTTTTATATTTCATATTTAGTCACTCCATGTACAAAAATATAGTAGGTAAAAACCTGATTTATTTTATTTATAAAAGAGTCCTCCTCATAATTGAGGAGGAAAATGATTATTTCAAATTGATGTTTTCTGTTTCTGTACCAAAAGCACCTGTTTGGACTTGTACTTTTAGATCAGAAGAATTAGCGACATCTTCAGGAATATCAAAAACAACTTTTCCGCTCATTTCTGATCCTGGATTTAAATCCTGTAGGAAAAAGCTGTTATCAATGGATCCATCTTCTTTTTGGTTAGCATCCATACTTGCATCAGCATCAGCTTTGTAAGTCTTAGATCCGAGCTTTAAATTAAAAAAGCTGGAGTCAACTGTTACGGATTCATTTCCGTTATTCTTTATTTTTAAGTCTATGACAAAAAATATACCGTTCGCTGTATCCTGTAAGTCTGTTGGGCCAACCTTTTTAGTAGTTGATGTTTTTTCAACTTTGTATTGCATGTCACCAACTTTAACAGTATCACCAATTTTATATTCTTTTTTAGATTCGGCTTTAGTCGATGAAGCAGCAGTACTCTTGCTATCCTTAGAATCATCATTTTCTCCATTTGAGGCTATTGCTCCAGCAACAATAAATACAGCAATAACCCAGAACCACCATTTTTTATAAAACGGTTTTTTAGTTTTTGCTTCTTTACTCATTCTAATTTTCCTCCTATGTATAGTAATTTATGGTATTATAATGGCATAATAAATGCCGTTATTTGAACCGTTTTTATTTTATATTACATACTATTTATTTTGTATTCCAAGCTTCTATAGCTGATTTCATTTCAGACATGGCTTGCTTTTCAGTATCATACCAGCTTATCCCATTCTCTTCATCTGGAATGTCATAACTCGGCAATTCGACCGCATACGGATATTCTGATCCCCATGCAAAGAAATATTTTCCATTTTCTGCCTTTCCGACAGTATATGATTCACCATCATTTGGAAAGTTATCCCGCATTTCGATAGTTTTTTCAACTTTTACTTTTAATTCTTTCTCTTTTTCCTCTACATATTTTTCCATTAACTTACGAATGACTTCACTACCATTCACCATAAGTACATCAGTGACACGGCTAAACCGTTCAGCTAGATCTACATCGATTCGAAATGTCCGAGTTGTTTTCATTTTTTCATTCTCCTTTTCGGACTTATTTTATAAATCCCGGAACAACAACAATTTTGTTCCTTTCATTCCAGTATGCTTCGGTCGTGTTAATAGTCACAACGTCCGTCCGCCCGGCTTCTTTTGCACGGGATAAAATTAATTCGGAGAAGACAATATATACTGTTCTTTCTTCCGGTTTTGGCAGTCCTTCCACTTCACTAAAAATTTGAGACTTTACCGGAATGCCGGCAATTGTGCCGACTTCTTTTATTTCACTTGTAACTCTTGCGATCGTTCCAGATGTCGGGAAAGATTTTTCGGTTTCTCCAATTCGCACAACGATTGTGTAAGGTGTTAAGTTTACAATTTTAGTCATTTTCATTCTCCCTCTTAATTCCTTACAATTTAATTGCATTCAAATGACAGGCTGGATGACGATGCCATGATGTGAATAGCTTGATCTAACGTTACCCTGTAAATATTCGCATCGTCATTAATTTGCACAGCCCCGTCATCGATTAGCGTAAGCGAAGTCGGATAAAACATTGCCATGGGATCAACTCATGCACGTTTAAATTCTAAAAAGTTTTTTCTGATTTCTTCTCTATTCCTTGATTTCATAACCTTCACGTTCATATTCATTTCTCCTTTTTCCTTATGATTTAATTATAACGCGAGTGTATTTACATGTAAATATGTTTTTTTAATTTTTTCTTTAATATTTTCAGACCTAAAATTTTAATGCAATATTATCCCCCCATGTAAGGGGGGCATGGATTGAAATTATTCTTGCTTTTTAAAAAATTCCCCCTTTCATTTTTATTTTATAATTTTGTATATCTTCCCATGTAAGCCATTCTGGCTTTTCACCCTCTGGAAAACTTTTCCATAGTTCTTCCATTTCTTTAATTTGCTCCGTTACATTTCCAGCCCATAAGTGTTTTTCATTTTTGTTACCGTGTGCTAAAAAATAATCACAATCTAATTTTAAACGGCTTAAAAATGCATATCTGAAATTTTCATCACAATATAAAGTTTTTGTTTCAACCATTTTTTTGCACTCCTTCATATTTTTTATTTCTTTTTTCCTTACATTTTTATTATACCATGTTTGTATTTACATGTAAATACATTTTTTAAAAATTTTTTATGGTTTTATTCACATTGCTTAATGGCTTCTAGTCTGTCAATTTCCATATCCAATCCTCGGTGTTGTGACTTTAATCAGTCACCTAATTTCCTTACTTTTCACATTTTTCATCAAATCAATCTTTTTAAATATTTATTTTTTCTCCAATAACTCTGGATTTTCATAAATATTACTGATTATTTCATAAGTTGCTGAAAAATTGCCTAAAGGAATAAATGTATTTCGTTTCATGTTACTCACAAAAAATCCGTTTCTAATATATTTAACTGTGCCAATATCAGAATCATAACGCCATGTTACTTTAATAATATCCCCTTCATAAATCTCCCGATTGTTCTTATCCTTTAGTCCTGTATATTGTCCAACTGATTCTGGAATAACTTCTTCTTCACAATAAAATCCTTCATAGTCTTCATAAATTATTCTATTACTATCATATGTTGTAACATAATATCCGAATATCCATTCATTATTTTCAACTCTTTTTCCACGAAACTTAATTTTTCTCATTTTTTGATCGTCCCTTCATTTAATTATAATCCAATTTTATTTACGGCATATGTTGCTTGTTCTGAGGTAAATCCATCAAATTCAAGTTGTTCAATCAGTCCATTTCTTGAAAATGAAGTATAATTCATGTAAGCTTTACCTTTTTTTAATGCTTGCTCGTTCCAATCAACTTTAATATGATCAACTGCATATGTTGCATCTTCGGTGCTAAAATTATCAAACTTTAATTGGTCAATAAGACCTTTCCGAGAAAATGCTGTATAGTCAAGATAAGCTTTTGCTTTTGCAATTGCATTTTCTTGAGACAAAGTTAATTTTGGTTTAGAAGCTTCTTTTTTAGCTTGCTCTTTAGCATTAAGTTCGGCCGATTTACTGTCAGTATATTCTTTGCCTTCATCTAAAGTTTTGAAAGGTTTTACTTCTGTAACATTTTTCCCATCATAACTTACAAAAATATATCCATCTCTCGTTTTATAAAATTGTCCTTTAAGTCGAAGATCATTAGGAATAAAGTCAGGTTTGATATTTATATCTTTTGATAACACATCTTGAAAGTCTTCTACAGTCATTCCAACTTTAATTTTAGACATAGCTTCAGCAGTTGTTGAAAGCTGCTTTTTGGCTGGTTTTTTAACTTCTTTAACTTCTTTTTTCTCAGTCTTATGTTGTTCTTGACTTATAGCAGGTTTATCAGAAGAAGCCTGTTTTGCTTCTTCTTTGTCATCTTGATAAACAACAGCCGCCATAATAAACAAAACAAAAAGTCCAATAGCAGTTTTCAGATTTTTCTTCCCTTTTCCATCTTTTTTATATGCTGAAATAATAGACTTCACAAGATATACAATGCCACATATAAACCAAACAATCCCAAAAAATACAGTCATTATAATATACCTCCGAATTTTAATTTTATATGATAAATGATTTAATGATATAGTCATCATTGGTCATTATTTATTTTTAATGAGCTATCAACCAGCAAAATAATGTTGCTAAACCACAGAATGAATAAAATCCATAGAACCAAATTTTGTCACTAATGGATTCGATTCCAAAATAATTATTGATTTTTTTAAAAACAAAGTGTGGAAATTCTATAAGTAGCAAAATCACTATCTCAAATTTTTGGTGAATTGATAAATTTTTTCTTTTAGATAATTGACTAAGATATTCCATTGTGCTATAATCTCCTTATAGTAGATAAGTTTTATGTAAAGGCAATTATTCCAGCAACCACCTTTAATTTGCCTTTAATTGAAGCCTATGACCTTTTATCATGCCTATAATCATAGGCTTTTATTTTTTTCGAGTTTCATTTCTCATCTTTTTAAATTTTAAGATATTATTAAAATTTTTTCTTTCCCGTTTTTCTTTTGCTTTATCAATTTTAAACTTCATTGAAATACTCTCATAGAATAAAATATTAGCTTTATAGGCTGTTTTTCATCACCCCTTTTCATTTTTGCAAGTGTTGATTCATCAAAGAAAAAATCTTCAATAAGTTCACACATAATAAGATTTATTTTTTTATTATTCTCACCCCCTTTATAATTGAGCTTAACTGCTTTACATAAATAATTATATCGTGGTATTTAATAAAAGTACACGCTTTTTTTCTAATATATGGAATAAAATCACCCATTAAAGGGTGATTTTTATTCACCCTTTAATGAGCTTTTTCGATGCGAAATGCTTTGCTAAGGTCCGAAGGATTGCAACCAATTGTTTCGGCTTCTTGAGCAATTGCTCTAGTTGCTTGAGCAACACTCGGAAAAATTCCAACAGTATTTCCATCGAAATCTTTAACTTCATACATAGCTTCATCAGCTTGAGCTGGTTGCTGGGATTGAGATTGCAATTCAGCAAGTTGTGTTTTTAATTTTTTAATTTCAGCTTTAAGCTTAATGTTTTCATTTTTAAGAGATTCGATAACCTCTTTAGCTCCGTTTTCTTTAATAGCTTTTATAATTTGACGTTCTTTATATTTATCAATGTTGCTTCTTAAATTTACCAGCTTGTTCGAAATAATTTCATTTGGTCGGTCTAAATAGAAGTATTTAACGATTCCATTTTCAAGGCCAGCGATTTGAATCATTCCTTTAGGTGTTTCATGAATAGTTCCTACTGCAAATCTTTTAGTCATTTAAAATCATCCTTTCAAGTAGTTTTTTAATTACCTTACATTTATTATTATATAGCGCCGCCACTGTTTTGCGAGCCCTTAAATTCCCATTTTATGGAAAAAAGTTTACTTTTAGTATTCTGATAATTTTGGGCAAATAAAAAAAAGAAGGTGTTTAACCTTCTCACAATATTTCTGTTTCTTTAAGTCTTTTGACAATATAGACATAATCATTTCTTGGCAAGAATTCTCCATATATTCTGGCAAATCTGGCGCACAATCCATCAATAAATTCTTCAAAAGTTTGACATTCAGTAAACATATTTTCATTTTTAATTTTCATTAATATATTCTTTGCAATTATTTGTTTATCCTTCGTGTCCATATTTTCCAATCCCCCTCAGTTATTAGACTTCCTAAGCCGTTACGTTCGGGATTAAACATATATACATAAGCGTTAACAATAGAGTCATCTTCCAATTTTACTTCTTTGATTTTGCGATTATAAAGATTATAACTTTCAGGTGCTTTTTCATTGTAACCTTCAAGTCTATCCATTAATTTTTTAGCATTGCTTAAATGACTCTTTTTTATTGTGATTAGTTCACCAAACACTTTTGATTTTCCTTCAATTAAGCAAGGGAATTTACCACTAATATATGAATAAAGTTCAACATTGTCAATTGTTGCTCGCTCAATATTTTCAATAGAATCCTGGGGTATTATTTTATGATTAGAGCAATCTGTCATAAGAGTTCCGTACACAAAAAATTTATTCATTTTTATGTCCCTCCAATTTTTTATATAATGACAGACCTTGCATTAAGCAAGGTACTGTCTTTGGCTCCAATATTTTTGCAATCGTTTTTGTTTCGTGATGACATCTATATCTGTAAGTCCAATTTCTCTATAGAGTTCTTCAAGTGCTTCTTTATCATTAGTTGCTTGCAATGGACCAACTTCTGTAAGCACTGTTGAAGCTTCAACCATTTTGTGAGTTAATTTAATCCAAGAAATGATTGTATCAATATTTAATGAAGTACCATGTCCACGAAATTCAATTGTGCCATATTTTACATAGCATCTATTGTTTATTGCATAATATCTTGAATTGATACATTGTTTGAATTCTTGAATTGAATTTGCATTTAATACATTGTGAACAACTGGTGCAATTCGAAGACAATATCTATTATGTTTGCGACGAGGGTCGATTATTGAAGCAATTGCATTGCTTTCATATTTTGAATAAAGTTGATATAAGATTTTGATTTGACCTAAAAACAAGTCTTTTATATCATGGTGGACGTGTAGCCCACATTTTACTGAAGTACGTACATGCAATTCATTTTTAAGAATATAAACAACTTTTTTAAGTTCTTCAAAATCTGTTAAGATTGGACTTACAACTTCAAATCCATTAATACTTCCATCGGGTTGGATTTTCCAGGATCTTGAAACAGGTGAACCATATCGACTTGTAATTGCATTGATTCCATGTTCATTAAGAACACGGGCTGCTTTTGCACGTGTTACAGTTGTTGTTGCAACTTCTAATTCAATACCAAATTTTAATTTCCTTAAACAATTTGTATTTTGAAATAATTGAGTGACATTAATGCCTTTAGCAAGTTGACGATGTTTAAATTTATTAATGTTACTCATTAAATTTACAAGCTTATTTGTAACAACGTGGGAAGGATTGTTTACATAGAAGTAAGTAACCATTCCATTTTCATTTCTAGTAATCTCAATAATGCCTTTAGCAGTTATGTGTCTTGTTCCAACAGCATATTTTCTACTTGCCATTTTAATACCTCCATAGTAGTTGATTTTTTATTTAACTTCTTATGTATTTTTTTATTTAATCTCAATTACATTATTAATTATAGGCCTTTTTTGGCCATTCGCGAACCCTTTTTTTTGAAAAAAAATCCAGTTTGGATAAAGTTTAAGTTTTCTGATAATTGCATATAAATAAAAAATAAGAGGAATTTATCCTCTTATCGTTTTCTTCTATATATATTAAAAGAATGCTTATATTTATTTTTTTCATTAATTTTTCCTTCAACACTGCTTTCTAAAGTCCATTCATTCCAATTTATTTCAGGGAAAAATATATTTCCTTCAAATTCATATTCAATCTTTGTGATAATAAGCTTATCAGCATATGGAAGAAAAGCACTATATATTTGACTTCCACCAATAACATAAAAATCTTCATATTTTTCAATGACTTCTTCAATGCTAGAATATGATTCAATATTTTTATGTTTAAATGAATTTTTGGATAAAACAATATTTTTTCTATTAGTCAGAGGTTTTCCAATTGATTCAAAGCATTTTCTGCCCATAACAACTGGTGAATTTAATGTCATTTTCTTAAAAAATTTTAAATCATCTGGTAAATACCATGGTATGGAATTATTTTTTCCGATTACTCTATTCTTATCCATTGCTGCAATAATTGATATTGTCATAGACTTTATCTCCTTTATGTTTAATAAAAGTTGAAGTAGTTTAGATTACTTCAACTTTTTTCAATTTTCTAGCACTTGACATATATTGACCTGTTGCATTTCTTTGGCCAACAAATCCATAATCTTTAGTATTAACTTTAATTTTCTTTTTGTCAGTTGTAACGTTTAATGTTATATCATCTTCAAGAGTAATTAAGTCAAATAATTCTTGTTTTGAACAAAATGAATTTCGCAATACAGATTTTGTTCCATCAAATGCTTCAAGTTTAATTTTGGCAATTCGGTTATTGGTATAGAGATAAATAATAAATTTGTGCTTATCATCAAGAACAGAATAATTAATGATATTGATATTTTTATCTTTAGTTAAATTTGGCAGATAAGTGCCCAAATTATTAGCTCTTGTTTCTTCAATATCATTCAATGCTATTTTATAACAAACAGCATCTGAACAAAATGCAAGAATTTGGCCTTTATTATTTGTTTCAAATGTTTTTATTACTGAATCTCCTGGCTTTAATACTGGCTTTTGATTTCCTTTAAATTTAAAGCAATATCCTTCTTTAGTTAAGAAAATTGTTACCGGATAATCTGGAACTTCCTCAACTAATTTAATCGGTTTAACATTTGTAAGCTCAATGATTTGACTTCTTCTATCTTGACCGTATTTTTTCTTAATTTCTTTCAAATCTTTAATAATGATATTATTCAATTTTGAGTGGTCATTAATAATTGATTTGTATTCTTCAATTGTTTCTTCCAATTTTTTAATGTCTTTAATTTTTTTGATGATATAATCTTGATTAATATTTCTTAGCTTCATATTAGCCACTTCTTTGGCTTGTTCAAGATCAATATCAAACCGAGTTTGTAAATTAAACTCAATCATTTCTTCTGGAGAATTACGAATAATATCAATAGCAGCGTCAATATCAAGCAAAACTTTTTCTAAGCCTTTTAGTATATGAAGTTTCTCAGACATTTTCTTGATGTCATAATTCAATCCTCGTTTAATGCATTCAGTTCTCCAAATAAGCCATTTATCAATGGTCTGCCAAACGCCCATGACTTTTAGAAGGTCATCAACTAGCATATTCATATTGACTGAAAACGAAGATTGCAACGGAGTAAATTTATAAAGCTTTTCAAGAAGAAGGTCCATATCAGTACCGCGACGAGCTGTTACTGCAATTAACAAACCTTTTAATCCAGTTAAATCTTTAACATCAGTTACTTCTTTTAATTTTCCGGCCTTGTTTAATTCAATAATTTTTTCAATAATAGCTTCGCGAGTTGTTGAATAAGGTATTTCATGAATTAAAATTTCATTTCCATCAATTTCAGCTTTACCACGAATTTGGATAGAACCGAGGCCAGTTTCATTTATATCTTTAAATGATTTTTCATTTTTTATAATTAATCCGCCAGTTGCAAAATCAGGAACCAAAATTGTTTTTTTATTTGTCTTGATATATTTAATAATAGCATTACACAATTCGTTTAAATTAAAGGATGGAATCGATGATGAAAATCCAACACCAATGCCTGAATTTACGTAAGCTAGAATTGATGGAAATTTGACTGGAAGTACAGAAGGCATTTTCATAGTACCATCATAATTACTAATAAATTCAACAAGGTTTTTATCAAAATCTTTCATCATATCTATTGATATATCGGAAAGCTTAACTTCACTATAGCGATCAGCAGCTGGCTCTAAATCCCGGGAAGTATGATTAGCAAAATTGCCCTTACCTTCTAATAGTGGAATCAATTGATTATCCTTTTGAACCATTCCAACCATTGTAGAATAGCTTGAACCATGCGGATGTAATTTCATCACACTTCCAACAACGTTGGCACTTTTAACAAATTTAAAAGCTTTCATCAAAAACATAGAATATAATATTCTTCGGTGAACTGGCTTCATTCCATCGCGAAGATCCGGCAATGCTCTATCAAGGAGAACATAGGCTGAAAATTCCATCATATTGTTTTGAATAATGTTTTCAATATTTTTATTTACTATAGAAGTCAAGTTGAATTACCTCCTAAAATTAAGTCTCTTTTTATTTATATCATGATATTTAAAAATGTAAATTAAGATAAGACCACTTTGGCCTTATCTCTTATTTTGCATACACCCTAACTCCAACTAATTTTCCCCGTTTTGCACTATACAGACCTTTTAACATTTTATTTATATACCATTTAGCTGAATTCAATGTGGTAGCAAATTTATCAGCAAACCATTTAGCTGCTTGTGTTTGAGATTCAAAATAATATTCTTCCCCATTAACATTTACAATGATTTGTTTATTTGCATTAATTACTTGTTTAATGGCTTTTGGAGTTTCTTTTTTAGCTTTAGTTTTTTTCACAAGGTCAATGAATGCTTGAGAAGGTTCAAAAGAGTTTTTAATTACTCTCCCTTTTTCTATTTCAATAGAACCAGATGAAATACTATCATGCTTAATTAATTCATTCTCAAATCGAAATTGACCATCTCTATAATCTAGCTTTAATGTATATAAGCAATAATGAATCAATTCATGTTTTAAGACTTTAATAATTATTTCTTCATTGAAATTTTTAATTAAGTCTTTAGCAATTTCTATGTCTTCAGGATGGCCCCAGCCACTATAGTGTCTAAACCATCCAAGTGCTTTTTTCATCCTTCCGTTCAATCTTAAAGGAATATTAAATTCAACTCCATAATTCTCTTTACAAAAAGCTTTAGCAAAATCTAAAAACAAGTTCTCCCATTTCTTTGCTTGAGAAGCAGTCAAATTTGTTGCCATTCCGAATTACCTCCGATTTAGTAGTAGTTGAGTAGTTGATTTATATTTTTGTTTAATTTTTTATTTAATATCGCTTACATTTATTATTATATAGTGGAATTGGGATTTTGCGAACCCCCAATTGGATTTTTTTCCCAATTTTTTTCCAGTAAAAGTATTCTGATAATTTAATAAAAACAAAAAAAGAAGCAAGCCTTAAATGGCTGCTTCAACATATTTTGCTAAATTGTTTTCAATGAATGTTTTTCTTCCATCAACAAAATTTCCCATCCAAACTTCCAATGATTCTGCCATTTTTTTAGCACTTTCAACTGTAACCTGGATTAGATTACGTGTTTCTGGATTCATGGCTGTTTTTGCCATTGTTTCGGCGTCAAGTTCGCCCAATCCTTTACAACGTGCAATTGTGTATTTTCCTTTTAGCTTTGGAAGTTTTTCATCTTTTTCACTTTCAGAAAAATAATAAATCATTGTATCGTCTTCAAGTTTAACCTCATATAATGGAGTTTTGGCAATATAGACAAATCCTTGTTTAAGTAGTTCTGGCATTAGGCGATAAAACATAGTTATAATTAAGCATGCAATTTGAGCACCGTCAGCATCTGCATCAGTTGCAATTATTATTTTTCCAAATCGAAGATTGTTAATATCAAATGTATCTAAATCCTTATTCTTTTTATCAGCTGAAATACCACAACCTAAAACCTTAATTAAGTCAGTGATAACCTGATTACGAAAAATAGTTGGATAATCAGCCTTTAAGCAATTTAAAATCTTCCCTCGCAAAGGATAGGCTGCTTGATATGTTGCATCTCTGGCTAAAACGATTGATCCGAGAGCAGAATTTCCTTCAGCAATGAAAATTTCAGATTTTGGACCATGTTTCTTACAATCAACCAATTTTTCAACTTTATTTCCGATTCCATTAGTTTTTTCAGTTAATTTCTTTTTTAATTGTTGTTTAGCTCTTTGATTAGCTGCATTATGTTTTTGAACTTCTAATAAGTGATTAATAAATTTCTTAAACCCTTTTTCATTCTCAATTTCAAATGCTTCTAATAATTGAGTAACATGCTTTTGAGCCAGTTTTTTATAAAGCTTTTTATCTGTTGATAGCTTAGTTTGGTTTTTAAATTCAACCTTATTTGAAAGTGCGACCAGAACAAAACTAACGCTTGATTCAATATCATCACTTGTAAATGATTTTACACCTTTAGGAAATAGTTTATTATTCCTACAGTACTTATTTGCGAATAATCGAATACCAGCAATTACTCCATCATTGAAAGCTCCGCCTTCTGATAAATAAGTAAGATTCAAATATGATTCTTGGATTGTTTCAGGAGTTGTTGAAAGTACTAATTTAATTTTTGTAATTTCATTTTCATCATTATAAGTTGCTTCCGGTGCTGTTACAACTGGAGAAGTTGAAGAGTTGCCAATTAACTCATTATAATAATCTTCAATTGTTTCATAGTGAAATGTTTCTTCTTTTCCATTATAAATAAAAATTAATTTTACTTTTGGCGATCCAACAGCAAACCGTTTAACAATTTCCTTAACTTCTTCAGCATTATAAGTAATAACAGGATAAACTTCAGGATCCAATCTAAAAGTAATAGTAGTTCCATGAAGTGATTTATCACATTTTTCTTTTTTTAAATCTTGAACCAGTTCTCCACCATTTTCAAACTTTAAAGAATATTTATATCCATCATAATATGATTCAACATAAAAAAGTGAAGATGTGTAATTCAAAACTGTATTTCCTACACCATTTGTTCCAGTTGTAGTCGCTTCTGTTGTATCGTATTTGGTTCCAGCAAATAAAGTTCTAAATAATAATTCGTAATTTTTAATTCCATCAGTTTCGCCATGAATCGGAATACCACGGCCAGTGTCTTTTACAGTAATTGTTTGCAAATCATCATGTAAGTGGACTGTTACTTCTCCACTGTCAAAATTTGAAATAATTTCATCAGTACTATTTGCTATTACTTCTTTTAGACCATGAACAAAATTATCTTTTGAACCAAAAAAGATAGAAATTTTTTCTCTTGATTTCTCTCTATCATCAAGTACCCTAATTTTATCGTTATTAGTAGTTGTCATATAGTCGAGTTCCTCCTATTATATGTAATTTATTTATTTCTATATGATTATATCGTGTTTTGAAAAAGACGTAAACCATTATATGATGAATAAATATATCAATTAATATGGCACATCATCATCGTCGTCAAATTCTGTTTCTTCTACTAACCAATTATAATAAGGAATTTTGCTGTCACCGTTAAATTTTGGATATTCAAATTTCTTTTTACCATACTTTATATCGTGCTTATGTGCAATTCCTTTAATAGATTGATAAGCATAGCCAAGAATTTTATCTGCTGGAACAGTTTCATTTCTATTATTTTTAATTGTTTCCTCAACAAATTTATTAATGATGGTATTCCATGCTTGTTTATTCCATCGTCCTGGAGAAAATTCTGTATAGAAACTATTACATGCATTTATTAAAGAAATTTTAAAATCATTTTTATTTAGAAATTTGTTAATTTCTTTTTCTTGTAAATTAACAATTTGTAAATTAACAATGTCATTATTACTAAATTTATTATTATTAATCTTATTATTATTAGGGGTCAACTTTTGTCCTTCTAGAAGGTCAACTTTTGTCCTTCTAGAAGAACAACTTTTGTCCTTCTCAGTATTATCAGCAGAAGAACAACTTTTGTCCTTCAGAAAATCCATTTCATCTTCGGCTTCAATATTTGATTTGAAATTATTCTTTTGTTTTTCGTTGATAACTTTTGCGTTTTCTTCTTCTATTTCAAATTCTAAATCCATTACTTTATTGATCTTATAAATATCATTTTCATCATAATCACATTGTTTAATATAAAGACGGTTTGATTTTCCTTGACCTTCTCTATTTTGGCTTAACAAATCAAATTTTTCTAATTCTTTTTTCATAGCTCGAAATGTAGTTGGCGACCATCCAAAAAGTTCTGCAGCTCTATCTTGAGACATACGAACATAATAATTTCCATCTGAATCTTTCCAACCATTTTGTAAACTAAGTTTCATCCTGTCTAAAAGAACAATATAAAGTTTCAAAGCATTTGGCTTCATTGATTTGTATCGTTCTCCTAAAATTAAAACTTTAGGTACTTGAAAATGAATTAAGCTATCTCTGTCGTTATCTGTAAAAAATTTTCCCATATTTTTATGTTCCTCCTTCTTGAATTAAGGAGCAACACCTGCTATAATAAACATAACCAAAAAGCATGTAGGAAACACTCCTGTAAACTTTGGTCGGTGAGCAGGTGTTGTTCCACCAAATAGTAGCAGGTGCTACTTCTCCAAATAGCCTAGCGCAAACTAGGCTATTTTTTTATTATATTTTGTTTTCATAATTACATAAACAACAATTGACTTTAGAATTTATATGCGGTAAAATTATTTTCAGTAGTTGAGTCGAGTTATTTTAATAACTCATATGGTCCTGTACTTTTTCCTCCGATTGGTACAGGATTTTTTTTAGTCATAGTACTCATCAAAAAATGGTTCCAGATAATCCGATCTACCACAGTAAAGACATACCTTGTCCGATTCGGAAGTTTTCTCACATAGTTCACAGTAAGCTTTACCCTTCCTTTCATCGTCGATTACTTCTTCAACATATTCTTCCATAATTCTAATTCCTTCTTTAGAAACACCAGGGATTGGCTTAGTATTGAACTCATGCTTGAATAAGGTCTCAGTATCAACTTCAATTTCTTTTCCAGCAATTTTGGAAAGAGCTCTTTCCCATTTATCACTCCCTCGATATACTCCATTCCAATCTGTATGCTCCTGAACATACAACTCAACAGCATCTTTCCTGATTCTTATTTTCACCACTACACCCCCATAACTTTATTATATGATAATTAATTAATAATGAAAATAAAAAAATAAGCCCAGAATGGACTTATTTTCCAAAATAATGCTTTGTGCACAATGCCATATAAGTTTGTTTTTCTTCCACAAAAGTTTCTCCCTGCCTGGCAACTTTTCCATTTATAATTCTGGCATTATGTTTAGCTTCATTGTGACAGCCTGCAACTTCGCAATTTGTTTTAATATAAAAAATATCAAACTCTGCTAGAGTATTTAATAGATATTCAGAAGCTTCAAAATAATCATCAGTAAATGTAGTTGTTAAACCGAAAATATATATATTAGTCCCAAATTTTGATAGATTAATTATCTTCTTAACAGTTGATTTTTTCAAAAATTGAACTTCATCAATATAAATTGATTCTATTTGTTCTCCCAAAATATACCATTTTACCAAAGCAATAATTTTGTCTTCTTGATCTCGATTCAAGTTTATAGCATCAATAACATTTCCATTGCGACTTGAAATAGTTCCTTTAGTTCCAGTTTCTTCATTGAACCTACAAACAAAAGCAATTTTATTTGAATAATCTGCATTATATTGTTCAATAAGATGTTTTGATTTGCCAGCTCCCATTAAACCAGTTGTAAAAGTAACATGCATATAATAACCTCCATTAGTTATAGATTCATATTATTTATATCTAATCAATGGCAAACGTAAAATAAAAAAGACAACCAAATTGGTTGTCTTTGTTGATAAAAAAATTAGTTGAATACTTTTCTCTTCTTTTTATATAATCAGTTTTCCAGCCGACTATATATTCATATAGCCCAATTATTGAATTATTATGTTTTTATCTGAATTGGAGTTTTTACTAAGTTTAAATAATATTTCAGGATTTTCAATATCTCCTCCTTCCTCACAAAAATCCACCATTATTATCTGGAAGAAATTCTTCTTCTTCTTCCTCTGTTATTGGTGTTTTAGGTTTTTCCTTTGGTTCTTTTTGTACCGGAGTAACTGATTCTGTACATCCTAATCCTTTTTTCATTTGAATATCTTTTTCAATAAGCTTCCTTAAATACCAGGCAATTCCTCCAGTTCTTTTTTTAGCAGCTTCGAGCTCGGCACAGATTTCTGGATACTTTTCACGATTAAAGTTTATTTGGTATAAAAAGTTTTTGCTCATGATACAAACATCGCCTCGAATTTTTTACCGTATTTTAAAAGTAACCCTACTGAATTAATGAAATAGGAAGGATAATCCTTTAATTCAGCAGCCATTACGTCACTATATCCGATCTTTTCAAGAGCTTCTTTCATTTCATTAGCTTTTCCTCCAGTAGTAACAATCGGATATTCATAATCAACAGTATTGCAAATTTTTGCAAATGTTGTAGCTAATTGTTGAGTAGTATTATCAATTGTTCCGCCATTAATAGTATGTGAATCTTTTTTGTTGATATTCCCATTAATGAAATGAAGAATATTTAAGGTTTTTGAACCAGCATCAATAACAACACAGTTTAAGGATTTTGTAAAATTCATTGCTCCTAATCCTTCAGCTGCCATGATAATCTTATTGACATTAAATTCAAAATCTTTACCATCAATTCGTGCTACCCTTGTTCCTTCGAAATTTTTAACGAAATATTTCTTGTCCTTTTCCATACTTTCATATGGACAAGTTAGGATTAAGTTAAAAGATTTTTGACCAGTTTCTTTGAAAATATTATAGAGAGCATAGACCAATCGTATTTGAGCTTCATGATGGCCTTTTCTTACATTCCCAAAGTACATTTTTTCTGGATGTCCATGATAGAATGCATAAGTTTTTTCGCCAGCATAAAAATCAAACCCATTGTATTCTACTCGTTGATAACCTTCATATTCTTCCATAGGAACATATTCGGCTAGAACAGAAGTGAATGCTCCACACTTAATCTCTTCCTTTTCTTGATAAACATACTTTGTGCTAAAGTTTCCTACATCAATTACAGTAGTTAATGTCAAGTTATTTCCCTCCAATTGTTTGTTTTCTACTATTTAAGTATACAAGAAAATCAAACCACTGTAAATAAATTTTTAAATATTTTTTTAAAAAAATGCATATCATTAAACAAAAAATTATTTAATACTACAATTTTATTACATTTCTACCTTTTTCATTACATTTAATCCTAAAGCATTGACTAACAAAAAAACAATGTTAATATTAATGTAAATAAAAAACCTTTACTTTGCCAAAGTAAAGGTTTTTTAAATTAATCTGTTGGTAGCAGATTTAAATTATTTTTTGATTAGGCGATCTCAAGATATTGTTTTTTGATAACATCTTGCAATTTTTTACGAAGTTTCACTACACGTTGATTGGCAGCCTGGCGAGTGATTCCATGACGTTTAGCATAATCAGCAACTGAAAATTGTTGTCTATCAAGAATAATCATTAGAAGTTCTTGCTCTTCTTTTGAAATAGCAGAACGGATGATGGCGGTCAACTCTTCTGCTTCGATTCTATCCATTGAAGTATCATCAATTGAGAGCATATCTTCTAACTTGAGATCGCCGTCTCCTATCGGAGCAGAAGCTGAAACTGTAACTCCTTGATTCTTTTTAGAGTACTTATAATATGTAGCATCCCTGGAGCCTTTTTGAAGTTTTGGATAAAGATATGTAGAAAAGCAATTACCTGTTGTATAGTCATAATCACGAAAAGCTTTCCAACATTCAAGTCTTAGAATTTGCATAAAGTCTTCGGGGTCAATTGCGTTAAAGACAAAACGACTGTTTATTCTATTCATTTCTTTAACCAACATTGGTTTAAATTTTTCAAGTACTTCTTCAAAAGTCATTAATACAGTTTCACCATTTGACAATAAGATTGTTTTTTTCATAGTTGCTTTCCTCCCAATCATAATTAATAATTTAATAGTTTTAAATTCTTTCATGTTATTTATATCTGGTTGATTTAAAACGTAAAGCAAAAATCACAAAAAATGGTAAAAAATATTTGGCCCCCTTTATATGAATTGTGCCCAGCTAAATGATAGGCCCATATATTTTACAATATTATGCAGAAGAATGGAGATAGCCTTTCAGACTGACCTAATCAACCATCGCAATTCTTCAGGAAGTAGATTCGAACATATGTTCGATTTACATTATTTATTATACGCAGTACTTGAAAAAAAGTACACAAAAAAATTCATCATGTCTCTTTTTAATATAATTAAGAAAAGCAAGTCAATTGGAAAAAAAACAAATATTGTAAAAAGAAAGGCAATGAAAATATATCAATACTTCCTTAATGAAATCAGGGGATGAAGGTTTATTGTTTTTCACTATTCAAATAAGTCCAGTTAAGTCCAATAATGAGAAGACTGTATAGATTGACTAAAAGATAATTCAAAAAATTTCCAATACTGTGTTAATGAATGGAAGAATAAGTACATTAGAACCTATCACAGTAAATAAAATTTGAATTTTTTACAATAGAAAAGAAGGCTTTGCACCTTCTTTTCTATTCCATGCTGCCTTTAGATTGGTTTTCTTCTTAAACAGGTCCGATATTCAACATCTTCCACTAAACGGTTATCAAGTAAATTTTTTAAGATGCTGCATGATTCGGTTTTCTTTTTACACATATTGCAATTATTTTGTATAAACAATTGATAATCTTCTTTATCATCAAAAATTCCAATAGCGTTGGATTTATAAATTTCAATTTCAATTCGAGGATTTTGCTTGTCAATATAAAGTCTTGGAACTAACGGTAAAGCAATATCATCATCAGCATAAACTCCGGCTTCAGTTAAGGAGTCAAATAGAACTTTCAAAAAATTATTTGGATCTTTTCTTTTTCTATCCAGAAAGAAAGTCATTTTAATATAAACGAGTTTTCCATTCTCTGGTTTTGACCAATTTTGTTCTCTTATTTGATCTTTAACATAATCAACAAAAAAGTTTTTATAGACTTTTGTTTCTTCTGATGGATAAGTTTGAACAAATCTTTTTTTACCTCTTCTAGCAACTCTATAGTTTAGGTAATTGTTTACTGAAGGAGGTAATGGAGAAGTTAATACTAATTTTTTCAAGATTGCTTACCTCCATAAATTATTTTTAGAACTTTATTCAGAACACCAACTTTTGTAGTCTCAGTAATTATATAATCAGCTTCTTTCTCAAACCCTCTAAAAACTTCTTCATCAGAAAGCAATCTTCTATATAGCTCATTTACTTGGTCTTGTCTGTTCAATCCACGAATAAGTCTAATTTCATAGTTTGTATTCAAGTAAATACTTGTTACGTTTTCTTTTCCAAAAGTTTTAACTAAATCTCGATAACCTTTAGGATCAGTAATTACTACCAAATCTTTAGTTAAATCAATATCTTGCCGATTGATAGCATAATGCCATTCTGTTCCAAAAGCATTTTTAAATGTATTTTTTGCTATCAATAAATTGAATTCGTCTAAGTGATTAAATTGTCTTTCTGAAATAAAATAATAATCTTTTCCATCTACTTCATTTTTTCTTTTTGGCCGAGTTGTATAAGTTATGATAGGCTCATAACCAAAATCAACAAGTTGCTTTAGAGTTGTAGTCTTACCAGAACAAGTTGGACCTAATAAGACATAAATCATAAGAAATCACCCTTTTAATCTGTTTGATAATATGCATTTTGTTTCATATAACAATTTTTCAAGAGTCCTAGAATCAAATGCTTTATTGTATCTTAAAAGCTCATTTCCTCTTTTATCTGAAAAAATAATAGTATGCCATCTTACAAGCTGATATTTTTCAGCAACTTCATCATCAAGTTTTATTCTTTCAATTTCATAACCTTTTAAATTAGCTTCATCAATTTGTCGATCTAAGAACGGAGTAATCAAGCTGTTTTCTTTATAAATGTAAGTAATTTTAATCATAATCGGTCCTCCGATATTAGTAATTAATTAATCAGGAAGATTTTCTTCCTGATTACAAAATATCAATGGCAATCTTTGACCAATTTTCTAATCTTTCATAGAACTGTCTCAGTTTTAATTTTTCAATTTGAAGAAATTGTCCTTGAAGCTCTTCAGTTTCACGAACTTGAACATCAGTGCCTTCTGGAACTTCAATTGCAACCAATATTCCAATATGAACTCGTCCAACTTCGTCTTCATCATCATTAATAAGTCCAATTGGAGTTACTTTGAATTTTTTATTATCAATAATCAATTCTTCTTCAATTTCTCGTAGAAGATTTTCATTTAAAATTTTATTAAAATCTTTTTCTCCTGGAACCTCATTCATATGACCGCCAACACCAATTGAAAGTTTGTTATGCAATCTTACTTCTCCTGCTCCTTTTAATCTTTCATAGACAAATACTTCATTCCCACGTTTTATAACAGCATAAGGGATAGGTTGCTTAAATTTTTCATTTTTTTCAGCGTCTCCACGCCTCATTACTTCGTAAGTATTTGAAATATTTTTAATAATTTTATTTACTGTCTTATCTTGAAGAGTTCCTTGGAATGAAAGCTTTTCATTTTCAAAAACTTCAGAACGTGGTGCGACAATAATCATTTCATCCATTTTTCCCATAAATAAGTTCCTCCCAATTTTTAGCAGTATTAAGTTTAATTAGCCACAGTAACTAAATCCTTATCACGGTAGAATTCAATAGTTACAGAAACAATATAGTACTCAACTTCTTTCTTGGTTTTCTTGGTTTTCTTAGTGATTGAAGAATTTTTAATGTGCGAACCGTGTTCTTTCTTAATTTGATTAATAAGTGATTGAGCTTCAAGTTCAGTAGTTGCAAAAAATTTTTTAGTAGTTGTCATTAAAGTAGTCATAATTGTTATAACCTCCGATTATTGTTTTTTGGTCTTAAAAATAGTGAAAGATAAATTCAAAAATCATTTCAAAAAATCATTTTATATAACCTAGACTTGAATCTTCTTGACGACGATAATTGAGTTTGTTTTTTTCTTTGTATCGTTCAATAACTTCTTCAGAATCCATGCCGAGTGCTAAAAAGATATTAATTAAAAAATGTAAAGCATCAATTGCTTCATCTTTTTGAAGTTCTTCCTGGCTTAAAGTTTTTTCTTCATCCCAGTTATATTGTTTCCATGGTTTATGAAATGGAGTTTCACGCAGCATTTCAGCAACTTCCTCAATTAAGAAATAACCATGAACATGAAGAAATTCCGATTTTTCTTTTTCATTCATAAGTGGAAAATCTTGTCCAAGGCGTTTTTGAAATTTTTCTTGTGAATCTAATAAAAATTGTAATTTGTCCATAGTAATTAAGTTCCTTTCTTTTAAGTTTTGTTTCTTGCATATTATTTATATCTGATTAAATAAAAACGTAAATAAGATTTTCAATAAATTTTTATTTGCAATAAATAATTATTGATATTTTTATTGAATATATTATTGATGGATTTTGTTATAATCTCCGTAACTAGTAGCTTCATAATTGTTATATCTTTTATAATGAATATGTAAATTGAAAAAGGTAAAAAAAGAAACCGAAGCAATTAAGCCTCGGCTTTTTCTTGTTGAAAGTATACATTATGACTGTTATACCCCAATATTTTAATAGTTGTATGGTTGAATATACTGCCTGTTGTTCTTAATACGAACTCATCTTGCCTTCTAAATCCTATAAGAATAAGTTTGGTGCCACGATCAAACCAACTTGGGTCCAGTATTTCTTTATTTTTCCCATTTACACGAACCACTTTTTTATCATAATGGGCGAATTGGCTCTTAGAATACCGAACAGTAACAACGCCACTGTCCTGCGTTAATACATAAACAAGAGATTTGTTTTTATTCTTATCAACAACCGTACCAGCAATTATATCAATCTTATATTGAGGAATTTGTCTACCTCTATAACTTTTATAACCAGTTATAACTGGCTCTCGAGGAAGCTTGTTAAAGCTTGATATATTGAAATACTTGCTTAAAGGCATATAATCAATCTCATGTTTGTCAGAATAGAACAATAGAGTGTCCATTTCCCATGCTTCAATTGTGCCCATACAATTCTTTTTCCAGAATTCTTGCATTTTAATTTTGTTATACAGTTGAGCTGCTTCTGGAGAAGTAACCCATTCTTTCAATGGTTTAATAATTTGTTTATAGGCTTTATCGAATGATTTTTGATCAACAACCAATTGTCCATCTTGAAAATCGTATTCAACTTCAAAAGGGTAAGCTTTCAAGAATAACATAAATTCATGTTCAAGTTCTTTAGTCATTGGAACTTTATTTCTTCCAAATAATTTGTTCCTAAGTTTATAAGCTGCAAGCTCTTTTGAATATTTATTTTTATCTATAAACTGAATAATAGAAGGTAGTTGTGTCATTGTAAGTTTTTCTTTTTTAGGTGTAATTGCTCGAACATAAGCAATCATCAGTTCTCTTCTGTTTGGATTCATTTTGTCAAAGCATCCAGCTTTAATTAATGTTATGCCTTTTGCTTCAGAAAGAATTTTGGTTTTAATCATTCTAACAAAAAAGTCTTTGAAGTCTTTAAATGGTCGATTTTCAATAATTGCTGCAATGTCATTGGATCCTAAGCCAACAATAGGTTTTAAACCAAATAGAATCTTGTTTTCCTTTTCCAATGGAGTAAATCCTACATTAGAAAGGTTAATATCAGGATTCAAAACATCACCATGCATATCTCCAACAGCTTTAGCAACCGCACCATATTTTGTATTTTTCTCAGTTTCACCAATTAATCCTGCATTAACAGATAAACAAGCTGTCTTCCACCAAACTGGACCAAATCGATAACAAATATTCATCTCAATCATCAAGATTAATGAATACCCCGAGATGTGCGGAAGTGAAAATGCATCACTTATCCCGTATGTTTCCATACGGAGTGGACTATATCTTCAATAATGTGTTGACTCATTTTAATTTATCTTTCTTAAAGAAATAATAACACATTATTGCTCGGCGCTTCGAACAACGTGCCAATAGTTGTCCTACATAATAGTCTCTACACCTTCCAATGAAAAATTCATTGGCTTGGCACGGGATTGCCATCTTACAGGTTTCCCCGTTAGCCATATGTAAATATTATATAGAGAACTGGGATATATTTACATATGACACCCATGGCCTTGGTTCACCGAGTTTTACTTGGGCGTGCATGTTCACCCAAATTGAGGTTTTAATTCTTTATTCCAAACATAATCAAGAAATTCTTTTCGAGTACCGATTTTTTCACCTTGAGAATAGAATATTTGTTTTTGTTCTTCAATTAATTGTTCGTTTTGCTTAGCAACAGCCTTACGAAATTTATTTGCTTGTGTTAAGGTAAAACCTGAAATTTTTGGACTCATGGCAATCTGCATAAGAAATTCTTGTGTATCACAGATTCCATATCGATCAAGAAGTAAATCTTCTAATACTTTTTGTTCTTCTTTAGTTAAACCAGCTTCATCCATTTCTTTGTACCACAAGCTAATATCATTCTTAAATCGAACATATTTATCAATTGGTTGCTCACCATCTGAAGCACTTAATCTCATTAATGAGTTACTAGCACATAATTCATCAAATGAACGGGGATTAATTTTTCTTAATGCTTGTTGTCCAACATCAGTTTCAAATTGGAAAGCATTTAAAACATGACCTTCAAACAACATATCCCACATTTCCGGTGCTTCCATTTCAAGTACATCAGGATGAAAATATTTATTGTAAGTTTTTCTTAATGAACCTTGCCATTCAATTTTTCCATGCTCAAGAAGAAGTTCCATACAAGCTCTGATTCTGTCCAAAGCGTTAATTGATAAGAAGTCTAATTTTAAACCGCCCATATATTCAGTATCTACAGCATCAAATTGAGTTACTGGCAAGCCAGATGTAGTTTTCATCATTGCATTTTGCTTGATATAGCCATCTGGGAAGATAATAACTCCAGAAGCATGTTGACTGCGTCCAGAAATCAATCCTTCAATTGATAGCATTGCTTCTTTTAATCCTTTAAATTTAGCAACTTCGTTAACAAATTCTCTTGCTGGTTTTTTACCTTTTGCTTCATCACCATAGAAACATTCACTTAATGACCAAAGTTTATTACCTTTTTCAGTTGGAACAAGATTAGCGATATTTTGAGAAATATCATTATCAATTCCTAATCCGCGGCAAGCAGTTAAAACGGCTGAACGAGTACCTTCAGTTGTGAAAGTTCCCATGTTTAAAACATTTTCTTCTCCGTAATGCTCTTTTGCAATATGAATAATTTCATGCCGTTTTGAACCTTCTGTATCAATATCAATATCTGGTAAAGTCGGGCGTTCCTTTGAAATAAATCGCCAGTGAGGTAAGTTATATTTCAATGGATTAATTTGAACAATGTCCAATAAATAATTTAAATAAAAACAGCTTGCAGAGCCACGAGAAACTCCAACTAATGAAACTTCCCACATTAAATCAACAATATCTTTTGTAAGAACAAAATAAGATGACATTGGTTGTCCGAGATTTTCGCTGATATGATATAATTCATTTAATTCAAGATTAATGCGACTTAAGTTTGTATCATTCAATTCCTGATTCTTTGCAATCATGCCTTCAGCAATCAAATGAAGATAGTAACGATCAACATCATAACTGCTTTCAGAATATTTCTTAATGTATTCATATTTATCATAAAATGGTTGGAATAATGGATTTAATTCAAATTTAGGAATATGCGCTCTTGGAACTTTAATTTCCTGCTCAAAAGTAATCTCACCGATTTTCTCGCGAATCTCAAGAGTATTTTGTTCAAGTTCTTCTAAAAGAGTTGGATTAAAAAATTCAAGTAATTCATCATGAGACATTAAATAAGTAGTAGCATAGAATTCAGCGACTTCGCGCTCTCCTTCTGAAGCTTTTAAATAAATTTCATGAGTTTTTGCAAATGAAGGATTTAAATAATGAGCATCGGTTGCAACAATACACTTAACTCCGTATGCCTTACCTACTTTATATAACATTTCATTGGCAACAACTTGGTCTCTATTATGAGATGGCTGCAACTCAAAATAAATATCATCACCAAAAACACCCTTAAGCCAAACAATAAAATTATGAACTTTCAACTTGTTTTCCCGGGTTGGTTCATCATGATATTTGATTAATAATTGTGGTAATTCTCCACCAATACAAGCAGTTGTAGCAAGAATATCTCCACGATATTCTTCCATGATTGTCATCAATTCATCTTTATAGGTTGGTACTCTTTCCATTCCACGGTAGAAAAATGAATTATGCCAAGCTTTTGAGGAAATCTTTTTAAGTCCTTCATATCCATGTTGATTCTTAGCGACCAAAATAAAGTGATAGAAATTAATCTTTTCATTTTGTTTTTTCTTATTTAAAATGTCTTCTTTATCTACTAGATAAATTTCATCACCAAAACCGAGCTTAAAATCTCCAAATCTCTCTTTATTTGCTTGAAGATATTTATAAGCTTTTACATGTGAAGCTAATGTTTCATGATCTGTAATTGAAATTCCAGATAATCCAATCTTTAAAGCATATTCAAGAAGTTCTTCAGGCTTATTGATTGCGTCGCGCAAACGAAAATTGCTCGCATCTGTGTGGTTATGATTCCCATAATAGCCAAGCTTTGTCATAACTTTTATAACCTCTCTTTTTATTCATTTCACATAACCTTTATATCTGGTAAACTGAAAATGTAAGTTATTATGCAAAAAAAATATTTAAAAAATAATTGAATACATTTAAAAAATGATGTAAAAAATTAATTAAAGATTTTCAGTTATAACGGTTATATTGAAATTAATCTTAGACAAAAACAAATTGCCGAAAGCACCATTAATTTCTTTTAATTTTTGATTCCAATTTTTCAATTAAAGCAGCAACACGCTTTTGCGATTTTTCATTAATATCAAGCATTTGTTTGGTACGGTTTCCTAATTTAATTTCATAATTGGAGTATTGCAACACAGAAGCTTTATCAGCTAAATCTGTTACTAGGAAGGGAATTGTTTCTTCTTTTGCTGCATCACAAAATTCTTTATATAAATCCAAAAACTCCGGTATATTTTCTTTTAGTTGACACAATTCATATTGTTCCAGTACATCTTCCAATAATGGATTTGCAACTTTCGTATCGAAAGGAACATCACCTGTAAGCATTTCAGGAATATCATGAACAGTTGCAAATTTCAGGGCTTTATATTCAACTTCATCTGGAAGATCGAACATCTTACATATTTTTATAACCGTTGTAACTACATAGAAAGAATGCTCCGCAACAGTTTCACGATGGACTTTTGGATGATTATTGTAACGAACAATTTCACCAAGACATAAAATTTGTTCATCACCAAGGGCTTTGATTTTCTCAGCTATATCAATCATAATTGTTATAACCTCCTTATTTATTACAAATTATTTATATCTCTTCATTTAGAAGCATAAATAAAAAATCAAATCAATTTTTATTGGTTTGACTATTACATTTGCTCATATTCAATTCCGCATTCTGTAAATATTTTTTTAGCTGCTTTATTGTATTCCTTGTCTTTATCTTTATCAGAAAGATAAATTACTTTAATAATTCCAGATTGAGCAATTGCTTTAGCACATTCTGCACATGGAAAGAGAGTACAATAAATAGTGCAACCATCTAAATTTTTAATACTGTTTAAAATGGCATTTAATTCGGCATGGACAACATAATAATGTTTTTCATTTTTATCCCAGGAAAACTTATTGTCAAGCCCTTTGGGCTGGCCGTTATATCCTAAACCAACAACATGCTTTTCAGAATCAATAATACAAGCTCCAACTTGTGTATGAGGATCTTTACTTCTCATGGCAGATACACGAGCAAGCTCCATAAAGTATTCATCCCATGAAAGTATTTTTTTCATACTAATTTCCTCCATTAAGATACTGAATCCATAGCAAGATTTGCTAATTGATCAGCGCGTTCATTTAATGGATTACCATTATGGCCTTTAACCTTTATAAAAGTTATAAACGTAAATTTTTGAACCAATTCAATTAATTCAATCCAGAGCTCACGATTTTCTACAGTCTTCTTACTAGAGGTTATCCAGCCATTGTTCATCCATTTTTTATACCATTTCTGATTCATGCAATTAACAAGATAAGCAGAGTCTGAATAAACATAAACAGGAATATTAAACTTCTTTATTTGTTTTAAGGCTTCAATTGCAGCTTTTAATTCCATTTGATTGTTTGTTGTATTTCTAAAGCCTTGATAGATTTCTTTAGTATGGTTACCATATTGAAGAACGGCTCCAAAACCACCGACATTGCACTCTTTACCGTTCCCACGAGTGCCTCCATCGGTATAAATTATAATTTTATTCATATTACAAAACACCTTCTTTAATTAAATCTGTAACAATGCTTTCAGAAGAATTATTTGAAGTATCGATAGTAATCGATTTTAGTGGAGAAGTTTTTATAATTCTTTCAAAAACTTGCTTATGAAAATCAAAGTCAATAATTTCATGATTATCTGCAATACAACGATCAACAAGAGTTTCATTATTTGCAGTTAAATAAAACACCAAAACATTTGGCATTTTAGCAAGCCTTTTTTCCATGTCTGAATATTTTAAATACAAATCTATAGGCCTATTAAAAATTTCACAGTACGCCATGTATGAAATTGGTCCTCGATCAATTAAGAAATGTTTGAAATTGGTTAACTTATGAATTGTGTCTTTCAAAGTACTTTTACCAACACGATCAACACCTTCTAAAATAATGATTTTTGGTTCAGTAGTTGAGCATTCTCTAGTCATTTTGTTTTTTCCTCCGAATCATTTAATTTACATATTTTTTATATCTTGATGAAAGGAAACGTAAATTGAATAAAAATAAAAAAGATGACGACTTTTGTCTAAAGAAAATAATAGAAAGTATGAAAAAACTAAGATATAATAGTTATGATAGTTATAAAAGATATAACTCAACTATGGAGGAAAAAAATGGATATATTTGTTGGAGTAGATGAAGTTGCTTCTATTTTGGGCGTTAGACCTGCAACAATTAAAAAGTACTATTTAGCAATTGAAGAAAAGGGTTATCGTTTTAAAAGAACTAACCAAGGAAGACTTTCTTTCAGCCAGATGGATATAGAAATGTTTAGAAAAATAATTCAATTGAAGAATCAGCCAGGCATAAAAGTTGAAGATGCAATTAAGCAAGTGATCGCTTCCACAACTACTATAACCGTGTATCAAGAGCCGGAATTTAAGCAAGATACAACTTCTATGCCAAATATAGAAGTTATAACGGCTATGGCAAAGCAAATAGAAGAAATGAAAAAAATGATGATTCTGCAGCATAACATTTTAAAAAATCAGCAAAAAGAATTAATTGAATTAAAAGAAGAAAATAAAAATTCACAAAGATTAATAGAAAATAAGATTTCTGAAAGAGACAAAATGCTAATGGAATCTCTAAGAACAATACAAGAAGTTAAACAAATGATGACAGTAACTCAGAAAAAACGCCGGTGGAAGTTTTGGAAAAAATAAAGGTTATAACAGTTATAAGCTGTTATAACCAGTATAAAAGTTATAATTAGAATACCAAATCAGCAATTGTTATTTCTTTTTCTTCTGTTTTTTGTTCATTTCTTTCACAATCTTCAAGAATTATTTGTGGCGTTATTTTGTTTCCATATCTATTCACTGATGGTTTTCCTACAAAATCCATTGTTATGAATTGGTCAAAGTTGTGAGTGAGACTTTCAAATAATCCCTCTGGTGCATGATAGAAAACAAATTCTACTCCAGAGTCGAAGAATGTAAGTGTTTGTCCTCTTTGTTTAATCCATTCTTTACGAACTTTAATTCCAGTAAAGGCAAAGAGTGGATCATGAACCCGTCCGCCAAATAAATATTTATGCTCCTCAACATCAAGAATTGGTTTTTTATCAACCTTGCCTTCAAGGAGTAAATCAACTTCATAAACAAATTCTTGTTTTTCAACTTTTTTAGCTTTCTCTTTGAAGGCTTCAAAATTTTCTTCAAAGATAGAAATTCCAAAAGCATTAGCATGTCCTTGGGCAAATTCAACTAATTTAGTTTCATTGCACCAATCTTTTAAAGAGGGAAGAACTTTTACATAACCACGGCCAGAACCAACATATTTTCCTGGAACATGGTGAACAAGAATAACTGGTTTTTGGAACTTAGAAACTAATTTATTTGCAACCAATCCAGTAATTGAACCTTGATCTGAATTTTGAAGCACACCAATAACAATACCACCTGAATTATCGATGTTGGTCAACAATTCAGCCATTGTTTTTTTTACCAGATTATCTTGTCTTGATTTAACTCTTTTACAAATATCATATACATATTCATAAAAGCTTTGTTCTACTTCAAAAGAATCAAATTTTCCTGTTTGTTTATTCTTTTTCTTTTTAGTGACAACAAAAGTATCATCAGCATTAATTGAGTTTAGTGCCCTAAATAAGTAATCTTTCTCTTCATCGGTCCCAACACGAACAACAGCATTAATTAGTGGAATAATAGAGAAAGATAAATCTTTTGGTGCAACATTTTCTTGATTCTTTAATTTATCTGCAAGAACAACTTGAATAAATGGATTATTTATATTTTTAATTCCTTGAAAAACAAGGTAACGAACTTCATTTTCACTAATGTCTGATGAATCTCCAACCTGACCAATTGCAACCAATTCAAGAAAATCATCAGCAAAATTGGTATTCAAAATATGATCAAGAGCTTGACAAAATTTATAAGCCATTCCTGCACCAACAAGATTTTTATTTGTTTCTATATTAGAATCTAATTGGTTATTAATAATAATTCCTTGTTTTGGAATATTTTCAACTTCGTGGTGATCAATAACAATAACATCTATTCCCATGTAATAAAGCTTAGAAATTGCTTTTTCATCATTCGAAGCAGCATCAGGAATAATAATATAATCGAATGGCTCGGGAGAATTAACTATCTTATCAATAATTTTATCAGTTAATCCATGAGCTTTAGTATCATGAAGCAAATAATTAAGTTTCGCATCAGGCTTGATTTTTTTAATATATTGATAGATTATTGAAGATGATGAAAAACCATCAGCATCTGGGTCAACGAGTATGGCACCATTGTTATTGACTAATAAATGAGCAAGCAACACTTCAGCCCCTTGCCGCATATTGTATAAATTAAAGCTGTTTAATTCATTTTGTTTTTTAGGGTGCAAAAACAATTCAACGTCTTCTATATTTCTATTTTCAAGAATTGTTTTTATTATATCTCCGTTGTAATTACCAATTTGTTTTATTTTCATAGTTGAGTTTTCCTCCTAATATTTATAACTTCTTAATATTTATATCTTGATAAAACAAAACGTAAAAGAGAAAACCAAGGAACCAAAGCAAATAAAAAAGAAGAATCAAACTATGATTCTTCTCTCAAATAATTTTTCAAATGTTTCTTTTCCTTTATCTGTTGGGCTGTCTTTAAATTTTAGTAGATTATCAAAATCCCAAATTACACTGCAACGGAAATAGGGCATTAATTTATCTAAAAATACTCGATTAATCTTATCCTTATAGAATCTTTCCTCATCGCTTCCAATTTCTTCAAATTCTTTATCGAGGGCAATTACGACTTCATCAATATCTAATCCTTTTAGAATTTCTAATTGATAAGCTGTTAAGCTGCTCCCAGAAATAGAAGCTCCAATCGACATATCAGGAAACATAGTATCTAACTGAAGTACTGATTTTTCAGATTCAAATAGAATAATTGTTTTGTATTTTTCAACATGTCTCTTTGTCAAATTAAGTCCATAAAGTGCCGCACCTGTTGGATGTTTCAAAACCTTATTTTTATAGTAGACAGGCATATATTTTTTACCATCTTCAATAAGATTTTCATTTAAATTCCTAGCACGAACTCCAATTAAATTTCCATCAATATCAAAATGGGGAATAATGATTTGATTATCCATAATAGAAAACCTAATACCAAATTTTTTCATAGAATTAATGCTTATTCCATCATTAATCCAAGCTCTATGATAGAGGTCATAATAAGTATTAAGGATATTCTTTGGAAGTTTATTTAAAGAAATTATTTTCTTTTGTTTTTTGAATTTCTTAAAAAATAAAGTATCAATTCGATCATTGTCTTGTACTTCTCCCTGATATGAAATGCCAAACTTCATACAAACATATTTAAAAGAATTGAAAAAGTCCAAGTTTAATACTTTTCCAACTAATTCAAATATGTCCATCAGTCCACATGAATCGGTGAAGCATTTAAAAGCCTTAGAATCTGAATAATAAACTAATTTATGTTTATGTCCACCGTGACAAATAGTTTTTGAGACAATATTATTCCCACGAATTTGAGGTTCGGCTCCAAGGTCTTCCAAAAGACTAATGAGGTCATTTTCACTAAGCATTTCCTTTACATCGTTAGCCCTCAACCTTTTCACCTTCTAAATTTATTTTTTATTATTATATCTGGTCAATCAGGTATGTAAAAAGGACGAGGAAAATCCTCATCATTAAAAAATAAAATCAGAAGGCACATCTCCATTTTGGCCCGGAATATCATTTTCCAAAGAAAAATCAATTACAATTTGATCTATATCATTAATAAGGTTGAAGTCATAATCAGTAACAAATAAAGGTGTCTCTCTCATTGTTCCTAAATCCATTGACGTCCAAATAATACAATTGTTTCTTCCTGAACGGTTTTTATAAATCCAATGAGAGTAATTTGGTTTTTCAAAGAATCCTTGTTCCAAAATATGCTTCAAGTTATGATGATCTTTACCAGTTGCTTTGAATGTCATTAAGCCATGATCAACTTTATCAGCTGTAGCACTACCACCACGAAGAGACGTTGTATCACGATTTTCATTTTCTTTTGCATTTCTGTTCAATTGAGTTGACGATTCGATAAAAATATTATATTTATTTGACAAAGTCTTTAATGCTGCTGAAAATTGAACTAAAATTTGATCTTCACGAAGGTTACTTCCAAAAACACTTTGCATTGTTCGAGAAAGTTTTGGAGTCATTTGAATATAGTCAAATGCCACAAATTGAACATTGTGCTCAATGATATGTCTTTCAATAATCATTTCAATATCTGCAATTGAAAAATCATCAACATATACACAATAAATTGGTGCTCTTTTTAAAATTTGAATTGCTTTTTCTAATCGTTTTCTAACAGGCTCTGCATATTTACCATCTTTAATAACTTGTTCATTTACACCAGAAATAAAAGCTAACATAATAGTTTGAACTTCACGTTTTTCTAATTCTGTTGATATGAATAGGGCAGGATGAGAAGGACCATTTGGTTTCCATCCTTTTTCATAATCGAAAATAGTATCACAAGCAACATTGCAAATGTCGGCCAATGCTTGTCTTGTTTTACCAGTACCAGTACCAGCAGAACGAAGCATAAACTTTCCTTTTCTCATTCCACGAAAAATAGCATTGTAATAACCATTTTGAAATGGATAACCAAATTCTGGTTCTTTATTCAAATCTTCAAGCAGTGTATCTAAATCATCACCAGCCTTAAAGTTTTTTGATTCTTGACCAACATTAAATTCATCGCGAATTTTTATTATTTTTAATGTATAATGCTCGATAATTTGCTGCACTGTCATTTTGTCAATTGTTTTCATGCCTTTGTCTTGCTCTTTTAAATCAAGAGATTGATAGTTATAAAGGTCTGAAATGTCAACCCCATTTTCAACATAGTGACGAAGTAAAGCAAATTTCTTTAATCTCTCGTAATTTTGTTTAAAAGTATCTGCATTTGCATGTTCAATGGAATCTCGAATATAAGTTAATCCATCATGTTTTTCCCAAATTTTATATAACTTAGGGTAAGCAGATAAATAGTTATCAATATCAATTTCATTTATTCTAGTAGTCTCTGCATTTTCATAAGCAAGATTGTAGATCGCTGAAAATATTATTTTATGAAATTCCTGAGCAAAATCCTTTTCCGTAAGAAATATTTCAGGATCTCTAAGAACTTGTGGATTTTTGCACAAGTTTCCAATCACTGAATATATAGCGCGAGGTGGATTAAGAATATTTGTATTTTGCATCATTTTGTATCAAGCAACCTTTCCATATTGATTAATTTATTATTGCGATAGATATTTTCTTGAGTAAATGGTTTCATCTTTACATGGACAATATTTGGTTTCTTAATTACTGTATGTTTTCGTTTTTCTTGAAGGTTTTTATAATAAGTAAGCATTTCATCATAATAGTAGGGGACTAACGCAATTCCATATTTTGCTTCAGGCTTTGCAGCTTTCTTAATTCTGAAGATGTAATCAAGAGTTAAGCGAATATTTTTATAAGTATAACCTCGTTCTCTAACAAAAGATTTGATTTGACGAAGCATGTTTCCAGTTGGAAAATTAATGTTGTAAGTTTTTTTAATGTAGTTATATAATTCTTCACGATCTTTAACTTCTTTTATTTTTCTTTGATAACAAGAAAGGCAATATCTTTTTCCTTCACCTTTACCGGTAGGGCTATATACGATCATTTCTGACTTTGGATAACTTTTGCCACAATATCCGTAGCACTTATAAAGTCTGCTACTCAATTTCATTCACCTCTCGTTTTGTGTTATTATATCTAAACAAATGAAAACGTAAAAAGACAGGAAAGAATCTCATCATTTTTAAATAACTTATTAAATAGCTTAATAAATAACTTATTAAATACTCTTTTATTTAAAAAATTCAATTAAATCAAGTGATATGATACCAATAGAACAAATGTTTGCAAAATAAAAATACAAAAAAATATCGACAAACAAAGCATATTTGTCGATATTTTTGTATAAAATATTAATAGGAATAGGTTCTACATACAATGCTACAATTCTTTATAATGAGGTCGGTGGAATTGTAGCAAGAGATTCATCATTTTTTTGTCGAGAAATGCAAAATTAATAATTTTCATAGATATAAACTGGATTAACCCCCAAGAAAGCAAGCTTGAATTGTTTTAGCTTATTGATAGCTTCTTCGGTTAAACTAACTGTATTTCCTTCTTCATCGTGAGAAGCAATAACAACATTTCCACAAAGAACAATATCGTAATTAGTGATATTAGGAACTCGGTTATTTTTAATAATTACTGTTGGAATTGGTTTTTCATTAAACAAAAATTCATCATTAAACCAAAAATCCAATTCATCGACAGTGACAACATCCATTATAGCATCATCAAGTTCTTTCTTTATGGTACTGTAAGAACTGTCTAATGAAGATTTTAATTTAAGCTCTTCGAAAGGTTTAATGGTAGCGTAGTTGAGTTTCATATTTTTTCCTCTCCCTTAAATAATTTTTTATTTAACAACTTACATAAATTATTATATCACGTCTATCAAAAATTGTACATATGTTCGTATAAAAAAATCCCACAAAATTTTGTGGGGACTTTCCAACATATTTAATTAAATCATAAACTCATCTGTGATTAAATCTATTCTTCTATAATCTCTATCAATTCATAATTCACTTAAGATTCCAAATTTTTTATTCGTTGTTATCGAAGAAGAAAATGAGTTTAATCATAAAAATAGATAACAAGATGGCAGAGAGTCCAAACAGATCAAGATTAATATTAAATAATCGTTCAAAACCCCACCTAAACATGAAGCTAGTAGTGATGATAGCTATACTAAAAATTACAAGTGAAAATAGAAATTTCATAAGATGACATTCCTTTCCTTAAATTATTGTTATTATATCCAGTCTATGAAAAATGCAAATTAGACAAAATAAAAAGTCATATAATGGAAGAGACTAATCTCTTCCAAAATTGCTTAATATGTTAGAAAGTTCTTCGAGCTCAGCTTGAGGTACTTCTTTTTCATTAAATCTTTGTTCAAACTTGAATTTTCCCCTTACTATAGCTCCACTGTCTAAACAAATTTTTTCAACATTATCAACTGCCCTACAAAAGTGCGGATAAATAGAATTTCCACTACCAAAAATAAAAACTTCTTTACCTTTAAGATCTTTGTGATTTGCAATCAAATAATCTTTCATTTTCTTAGGAATTTTGCCGTTTCCCCATGTGTATGTTCCAAAAATGATATAATTATAATCTTTAACGGGAACATCGAACTTTTCACAAACTTGAATTTCTTTATTTAAGTGGTTTTGTAAAAAGTTCAAAAAAGTTTTAGTGTTCCCTGTCTTCGAAGTGAGAACTAGAAGAATAGGAGAATTCATTATAGCTCATCCCAATCATTCGTTTCTTCAGTAGTTTTCTTATAATTAACCTCTTTATCTTCAAAGAAGTCACGTTTCATCCTATTTAAATTATCTGGATCAAAAGCAGTAATCCAAGGCATAGGATTTTTCTTAGCATGGAAAATTTTATCAAGCCCAAGGTTATCTAAGATAAGATTTGCCCTGAATCCGATATATTCTTTTATTTCTTCAATATCAATATCAGGAGTGTCTTTGTAAAGATCCTCACAAAATTCTTTTTCAAGCTCGACTAATTCTTTGAAAAAATCATAAACAAATTCGCTAAATTCAGGTGTGTTGTATTCTTGATATTGGGTCATAATATCACGGACCAAAACAGTTTGAAAGTATGAGTGTTTCACTTCATCACGCTGGATATATTGAATAATTGTTCCGGTACCGAACATTTTATTATTTCTATTAAAATGGTAAAATGGAGTGAAGCCATTTACAAAACATAGGCCTTCAAGTCCAGACATTGCAACCAGGGCTTTAGCGAAGTTTTCAATTGTTCTTTCTTTTAAGAAATTATCAAATAGGTCCATCATCATTTTGTTTCTTCTGATCATAAACTTATTTGTTTTTGGTCGTTCAAAAACTTCCATGGCAACATTTTTAGGAACTAACGAGGCTAAAGTATAAGTGTAAGATTCATTATGAATTGTTTCCATTGAAGCGATAAAGGCCATATTTGCTTTAACAGCTGAATCGCGAATATAATCAGAAGCAATTTTATCAAAATAAGTAGCGATTGAATCAAGAACAGCTAAAACACCAATACCATTTTTAAACAGCTCTTTTTCGTTATCATCCATTGTTCCGTTCTTCCATTGGAGAGCATCCTGGTTCATACTTACTTCATCAGGAATCCAGAATTGCTCACGCATTTCTTTATATAAATCATAATAAGTTTGATTAGCTATATCATCCCAATAAAGAATACCACTAACTTCATCAAATAATTTTGGTGAACTATTATTGAGACTTTCGTCAAAAATACGTACTTGTTTAGTTAATTCTTTCATATGTTCTGCCTCCATTTATTTGATTCAAAATATTTATATCTGGAATTTTTGCATTGTAAACTAATTTAGTAAAAAAATAGAGGGGAAAATCCCTCTATTATGAAGAACAAGCTAAGCAATTATCTTCATGTTTTTGATTCCAGTTCCTAGTATAGTAAGAAGTTTTAACTCCACGATTCCAATTTTCTATATGAAGTCTTAAAAAATGTTTTGCTTTAATATTTTGAGGGACATAAAAGTTATGACTGATAGCCTGGTCTACAAATTTTTGACGAACTTCACCTTGACGAATTGCCCACATATGAGCCAAATCTTTTTCGCCCTCATAGGTCATCTTCATAGTTGGCTTATAGAAAAACCAGGTTGATGGATTTAAATTTGGAACAACAATTGGTAATTGATAATCTTTTTTCCGTTCAAAATAAATAACATCAAAAATCGGATCTACACCTGGAGTGCTACCTGAAATTATAGACGTTGACCCAGTTGGAGCAACAGCCCTCAAGTATCCATTCCTCATATGTTTCATGGCCAACTCTTTTACTTCTAGCCATTCAGGCGAATTTAAGTTTCTTTCTTCAAACCATTCACCAGTATTCCATTTAGAACCCTCAAAGGCAGGATAAGAGCCTTTTTCTTTACCAAGTAAAGCAGAAGCTTTAATTGTATAAAGCATAATTTGCTCTTCAAGTTTTTTGATATATTCAACAGATTTTTCACTATCCCACATAATTTTTCCTTGAGCTAATGTTGCAGCTATACCTTGTTCACCGGCACCAATTGCACGATACTTAAGGTTTGTAAATTGAGCTTGTGGAACAGGAACTCTAAGAAGTGAAATAACATTATCCAGTGCACGAACTTGAATATTAATCACTCGTTCAAGAACATCATCATGAACAATATTATTTAAAACTAATGATGATAAATTGCATGTTACAAGATCGCCAATTTGTTTTGTAATAATTACTTCACCAGTTTCCCAATTAATTTTTTCTTGAGTTACTGAAGACGGACTCATATTTTGAGCAATTTCAGAACATAGATTTGAAGAATAAATAATTCCACAATGAGCATTTGGATTATTCCGGTTAACCGTATCACGATAGAACATATAAGGAATTCCAGTTTCCAATTGGGCTTGCATAATTTTTTTCATCAAGTTAATTGCTGGAATCCGAACTTTTGAGAGTTTATTATTATCTACACATTGATAGTAATGATAAGTCCATGCATGATCTTTTTCATTCGGGGTTTCTTTTTCTCCAAGTTTTTTCTTATCATAAAAATCTTCAAGTCTGAATCCCATTTTTTGTTCAATTTCATAAGGGTCAAACAGATAAAAATCACCGCGTTTGTCAACTTGCCTCATGAATTCGTCTGGAATGCAAACACCAGTAAAGATGTTGTAGGCACGTTTTGATTTGTCACCTGTATTCAATCTTAAGTCAATAAAGTTTTCAATATCTTTGTGCCAAATATCAAGATAAACAGCAATTGCACCTTTACGTTGTCCTAATTGGTCAACCGAAACAGCTGTATTATCTAATTGTTTAATCCATCCAATAATTCCAGATGAAGCACCTTTAAAACCACGAATATCAGAACCAGTTGCCCTCAACTTGCCAAAGTAAACTCCAATGCCAGCCCCATTTTTACTGAAAGTAGCAACATCTGTATTATCGTCATAAATTCCTCGAAGAGAATCTTCAGTAGTTAAAACAAAGCAAGATGATAGGCCACCAGTGACACGACCTGCATTAGTTAATGTTGGAGTTGCAAGCGTTAAATATAAATTTGATACTGCCCAATATAGTTCTTTAACTTTTTCAATTCTGTTTTCAGTTTCTGGCATCATTAAATGTAAAGCAGCAATCATAAATCGTTCTTGAGGAAGTTCATAAATTGAATTATCATAATCCTTAACCAAATAACGACTTTCTAGTTGATGAATCCCAGCAAAAGTAAATAAATCATCACGTTCTGGAACAATAGCTTCACCAGCCATAACCAATTCTTCATGAGAATAGTTTTTTAATAAATCTGGAGTGTAAAGACCTTTTTCTGTAAGTGTAACAATCAATCCATAAAAATCACCATATTTGTCTCTTGCATCATAAGCTCGATTTTTAGAAGCTCGTTTATAAAGTTCTCGAAGTTTAACATAAGAAGCAAATTTATTCCAATTTATATTCGAAAGTGATTCTGGAGAAATATAACCTTCATTATTTTTAATATCATTTGTAAGTACTAAAGCATTTTGAATAAGAATTTTTGAAATATCTTTGGCTTCAATTTCTGGTCGTCTTTCAATTAATCTAATAATCTTAGAAATATATTTTTCTTTTGTTTCTGGATTGACAGATAAATTTTTCAATCCTGTTTCAATAAAGTTGATCAGCCTTTCACGATTAAATTCCAATCTTCTTTCATTCTTTTTATTTTTGTCCTTAATTACAATTGTCATAATAATTATTCCTCCAATTATATATTTGAATTAAAAGAGAAGAGAACTACTATTTTGTCTTCATTTCGATAAATCCATCTGTAACTGCCTCAGTTCCAAATTCCTTAACAACAAACTCACGTGCCCTGTTGTCCGTTTTAATTTCATCCTCGCTCGGAATCCAGTTGAAATGACTTCCACAAAGGTAGTTCAATTTGTTTAGCAAGCGCTCGTTTTTAAACCAAATATGAACATTGCCATTTAAAAACATTTTAAAACGCAGTATATCGCACTCGAATTCTTGGTTGCTTAACGCCGTAAACTCACCTTTGACAGTAGGATCAAGCAACTGAAACGCTTTGATTATGTCATTTATAAAGTTGCGGACATTGTAATTAATCAGTGCATAATCTGTTTTAAAGTCCCAGCTGTCAAACGAATGCTTAATTGGTATAATAATTTTCTTATTGATTTTGTATGCATTATTTGTTTTCCAGCCATTGTAATAATGGATATTCGTGCTGTACCGGTTCATATGATACTTCGTAATCTTTTTAAAAATCGATACGATACTTTCAATAAGGATGTCACGCTTGTTGTAGTTCAGTGCCATAAGGAGCATTTTAATATTTGGCAAATTAATCTCCATTTCTTCTGCCAAACTCAATCGTTTATTTAACTCCTGCAAGGCGTCATTAGTTAACATCGTCTTAAAATCGTCCGTATCAAGTATTAGCTGCCAATAACCATGTCGCAATCGGTCTAGTTCCTCATTTAAGTCATTTGCTGTAAATGGCTTCGACACAACATATGACAACTTTCTGTCATATACACTTTTTCCACTATTAACCTTGTTAATATATTGAATAAATACTTCTTTATCGTGAATGGCTTTGTATGCCTTTTTTGCTAGGTCACATGCTGTTTCATATTCAAGCACAAGACGTTCAATGTCATCTATTTTCGCTTGTATTTCACTTTGCTTTACATAGGTAGACAACGCAGTACTTAGTTCATCCTTACTTGCATTTGTCACATTTACGAACGGTATTTTATCGTAAATATTCTTACCTACATCAGCTTTTTCGACTTTAACATGAATGAGTGCTACTTCAACATCTGTCCGCCGTTCTGCATTGGTGAATGCTCCTTGTACATATCGAATCTCAGCTTTATACTCATCCAATTTCCGCAATAGTTCCTTGCGTTTGTTCGAGTAAGCATTGGCAAGCGTTTCTTTATTAATTATTGCATATATTTCACAACGGCTTATCTGTTTTTCTGCAAGTTCAAGGGCTTTTAGTACATGATCGACTCCATTGGAAAACGGTGGATTCATAATGATATAATTGTATTCTTTAAATGTTTTATATGTTAGAAAATCATCCCATACAACGTGAAACCCTTCACTCATTAATATGTTGGCTAACTGTTCATCTTTTTCAATGGCGTCTATTCTAACACTATCTCTCCGGTTTAGCTCTTTAATGTATTTAATTAAATCGCCTTTACCAGCAGATGGTTCGAGAATACGTCCATCGATGTACCGATTACCATCAATCAATTTATAAAACAGATCACGAGGTGTTGGATAAAAATCTTTATTCTCCGTAAACAATAAAATGTCACCTTTTCGTTATATTTTCGTTGACAATGGTTCTGTTTTCTGTTATTTTTCTCGCAGAGAGTTTGTTTTTTAACATGTTCAATCTTTTCCATCATCTTCAGAAATGCCTTAACGAAGAAGTTCATTTACTTTTTGTACTTAAATTAATGTGTTACCAAAGACCGTAGGCGGCCTTGGTAACAATTTTTTCGATTTTTGGATTTTATTTACCATAGTAAAATATTTCTCTGGTTATAAAGATTCTTTCATTCTTTGAACTGCAACAAATAATGGTTGTACTTGAGTTGGTTTTGCATCAGTCAATTTATTGCCGGCGCCAAAAACTTCATCAACAATTCGTTGGACTTCTTCCATACGGCCGGCTTGATGAAATTTATAAGCAATTTCTTTAGCTTCTTGCATTAATTCATCAAAGTTAAGTTTTTCTTGTTCTTCAATACCAATTGATTCTTTTTCAGATTTCAACATTGAAGGATCAAGTTTGCCGATTGCATCTTCAACAGCTTTCTTATAAGCTTCTGCATCCAATGGAATTACTGGATCAATACCTTCAAATGTTGAACCAGCTTGCCATTGCAATGTTTCACGAAGATGAATAACTCGGTGTTCTTGTCCAGATTCATCAGTTGTAACTGTCATAAACAGTATGTTATCAACCATTTTGTTAATTGGTGCCATAACTTTGTCCTTCAAATCCGGGACATACTTAACAAATTCGTAGTATTGTTCTCCAGTTTTCTTATCACTTTTTAAAGTCATAGTATCATTGACTTGTTCTTGAAGAATTCCAGCCGCAGGAATCTTAGTTGTAACTTGAGTTGCGTGAGAAATAAAACATGGAGAATAACCAAGTCTTTCAATCATTTGCAAGCCATTTTTCCAGTCATTTTTAAGGTCAACCCAATCTTTTCCCCATTCAACTTGACCAAATTCAGTTTTGTTATATTTTGCGAGAATATATTGCTCAAGCATTTGATATAAGTTTTCAACTGTATCAATTGCAATAACATCAAATAATTCTTTTACTTTTGGATTGCGTAGTTGAGATAAAACTTGTAAATATTCAGCCCAAGATGAAACATATTGAACTTTTGCACCAACTAAAACTTTATGACGTTTTTCAGTTGCAATAAAAAGAACTCGGTCTTTATAAAGGTTATAAACAAAAGTTGTTTTACCGATTTTAGGAATACCATAAATAAAAGAAGTGTAAGAAGATAAGTCAGTAGAAGCTTTCACTGGTTCTAAATGTAAAAGATCAATCATAAATACATTCCTCCGATTTAAAAATTCATTTAATCAAATTACGTATTCTTTATATCTAGTTAAATAAAAATGTAAATCATTTTTAATAATTTTTTAATAAGTTTTAAACAATTTTTTAAACAATTTTTTTAAATATTATATAGGTAGCTAAACAAATATTTTACAGACTAGGAAGAGCTTGGCCTTTTTGTTTCAATCTACACCTGTACTTCCAAATCCTTTATTACTTCACTCTGTATCACTTAATTTGTCTACTTCTTCAAACTCCATTTTAGCGACCGGAGCAATTACACCTTGCGCAATTCTGTCGCCTTTTCGGATGATGTACGTTTCATTCGGATAGATTTCGCCGTCCGTCCGATAATCGTTACCGTCAATATGCGAGAGATATGGCACAACATTTCCGAACAGATCCTCGGCAATATTATCAACAATCACGCCGATTTCGCCTCTATATCCTGCATCGACGGTGCCGAGTTGCACACGCAATTTCGTTTTTAGCGTAATGCCCGACAGTGGTCGTATTTGCAACTCGTAGCCTTCCGGCAACTCGAACGCAAGCCCTGTCGGCACTTTGACCGTTTCGCCAGGCTCGATAGTGATATCTTCCACAGCGACAAGGTCAAACCCTGAATCGCCAGCATGTATATATTTCGGAATCACTGCATCCGAATGCAATCGTTTAATTTTGATACTCATTCCTTCATTCCCCTTCCCTGTACTTATCCACTCCTACATGTTATGTTCACACTATTATCTAATTGATTTAAAAATTTATTTAATCAAATTACATATTATTTATATCAGATTAAATAAAAGTGTAAATCGTTTTTAATAATTTTTTTAATAAATTTTAAACAATTTTTTAAATATTATCAATGAAATGAAGAGTTGCTTCTAAGGCTGCAGCTTCAAGCCCTCCCAGTGTAAAATATAGGTAGATGAACAAATATTTTACAGACTAGGTAAAGCATGATCTTTTTTATTTTACACGTTTAATTCTCTATGGATATAAACTGGAATAACTCCAAAAAGAAAGTATCCGGTATAAATGTATAATGGAGATGTGAATTTGCTTCCAACTGTCTTTTTACTGCGCCATTCTTTTTTTACAATCATCTTTTTTCACCTCAATATCCATCTTCCAGAAGGCTATGATTTTTCTCATTCTTTTCAAAATAGACTTGTTCAATCTGATCCCAGGTAAAACCAAACATCTCACCGAGACCAATTAAATACTCAAAAAAACGCCAATAACAATAATCACCAGATAACATGGTTGAATAATGAAAAAGAGTTTTAAATTGATCTAGAATGTTAGTTCTTCTAAAACCATACAAGTCTGCTGAAACGACCTCATTATAGAGATGAAGGCCAATTGATAGAGTAAAATTCAAGCAGTCGACATATTGTTCAAGAAGTGGGTTGTATGTTTCAATAATTGCTTCTCCATTTCCTTTGAAATCCACTACCCTTAAATCTTCAGTCACTGGTTCTTGTCTACTACTCCAAAGTTTAAACCCTCTCCATTCTTGTGCACATTTGCCAAGTTCAACTTGCAATGCTATGATTAAGTTCGGAAGCAAATCAACTCCCTGTAATCCTTTCTTTTCAATAATTCGTTCATCTAATTCAAATTGTGCTTCAAATAATTTTTGTAAGTTCATTCATCGTTCGCCTCCAACAACTCCGGATTTTCGAAAATATTACCAATTATTTGATTTTGTTCATTTCTTCTTTATGTCTTTCTTCCATCAAATAATCAAGATACAGTTCAGCTCTTTTTCCTTCTTTATAACCTGTTCCTTCGCAATCGGGACATGGATATGAAGTATCCATAATGTGGGATGCTCCATTACCCGTTCCGTTACACCATTTACATTTTTCCAATGATACTTTTTCCATTTTTTTAAACCTCTTTTTAGTTCGTAATATGTGTTAACTTCGAAATTATGACGGTGATCAATAAATCTACATTAAAATTCTGATTTGACTTCTATATCATCAATGTCATCTAAGTCTAAAATATCTAAAATTTCATCGAGTTCGATTTGTCCATTATTATATTTTTTGATAATTGCAACCAATTCCACTGATGCAGTTGCAGATACTTTTGCTTTTACTCTCTCCATTATCACAATCCTCCTTCACAAAATTCTGTCGGATGTGGCACATTCAAATACTCAGAAGGTACTTCAAGTCTTAGAGCACGTCGGAGAGATATAATCTTACCAATATGAACATTGAAATAATCATCTGGGTGACATTTAGCAACACCTTTTCTTTCAACCATTCCAGTTGAAACAGATGCTAATAAAGTAGTTACAGTTCGTTTTTCTTTATCTACTACAAATGTCGCAAGTAATCCTTCCATTTTAATTGGATCATTCCGTGTCTCTTCTACTTCTCGTTTCGCTTTTTCGATGATCTCGTTACGAGTCAACTTACGATATTTTTTTGACAATCTACGAATATGACTCTTATGGATCTCAATTTCCTCACGAATTTGCTTAGCGACTTCTTCTAAACTATCTTTCGCATTATATTCCGACACAAATCCGCCAACCATAAAAGATGATTTTGCAAGATCGATATATCCTAATGCTTTAACTAAACGATCTACGACTTCTTTTTGTTCGTCAATTATACTCATTTTATCAACCTCTTTTTGAATTTTGTTTAATAGATGATTAATAATTTTCGCTTTCGTGCCAACAACTCACCATTTTCCACTTTTACAAATCAACCAACCATAATCACTTTGAATTATTATTTGAAATTGCACATAATACAATTGTTATTGCATCTACTAAAATACCTAAAGGATAAGGGTGAAGTATATTATACATGAGGTAACCTCCCGCAGTAACGCCAATTGAATAACTTAATAATCTCATTAAATCCACCTCATCATTAATAAGTATATTCTCCATTTTGTAATTTCTCTAAAATTTTATTTTTTAGAAGTTCATAAGGAAAAATTTCATCCCTAGAGACATACCAAGTGTTCTTTCCATCATTTGCTTGAAAATAATCACTATTTGAAGAAAACTTCACAATTGTAACAATGGAGCCAAGTTCAAATTGATGACCACAAATTTGTTGGTAAACAATTGCTTTATCACCAACTTTGTATTTATATTTCATTTATTTAACCTCCTAATTATTTATATCTGATAATTTTCAAACGTAAATGGAATTAAAAAAAATAAGAGGAGGGGACTATTCCTCTGATAATATTAGATATTATAAATATCTTCTTTAAGTTGTGAAATTAGACTTTTAATATCAGAAAATATCAAACCATTTTGTTTTATTAATCCTACAACAAATAAATTTCTATACATAAATTGATTTTCCGTCCCATCTTTTATAAGTGCTTCAATTTTTAAATTATTGTCTCTACCAAGTTGTCTAACATCAGTATATAAACCATAAATTGGCTTTTTTAACGAAGAAAATAAACCAATCTCTGCTGCTACACCCGAGTCAATCTCTACACCATCAATGACTGCAATCAAAAAATCACTTTCTAAAAGTTTTTGAGAATCAGCTTGAGCAATTAATAAACTATCAGCATATGATTGTTTATCATTAATATCATCATTTTCTTGAGGAACATATAACTCAATGTTTGGAATTTCTTTTCTTACTTCTTTTGCAATCATCTCATTTACAAGCCTATCTCCTATTGAAAATAATCCGTTTGCTAAATAACCTTTCATGATATTTCCTCCGATTTTAACTTCTCAATAGTCTCATGTATTTCATCAGCTCTAGTTGATAACCATCCACGATAGTTAGTTTCAAGTTTATGGAAAGCTACCGGATAACCTTGAAAATGTCTCATATATATTTCGAACGGAGTCATTCCATTAATTTTATTTTTTGGATTATCATTTTGTCTTGTTGATCCAATAACAACAACTTTACAGTTATCAGTTGGTCTTGTTAAAACAGTTTGTGCTTCATTAAGGTCGAAAGATTGAAATTCATCAATGATAATAAAAGCATTATTCCAAGTAATACCTCTTGAATAAGCAGAAGTAGTAACTTGAACCTTTGGAGTTTCTTTATCTTTGTTCTTTCCATCTTCTTGTTGACATGACCATTTTTCAAATAATCCAGGTTGAACATGGTCAAGAGCTTCAATAAATGGCAACATATAAGGCAATTCTTTTTCACCAATTCCACCAGGAAGAAAGCCAATATCACGAACTGGAACAGCGTTTCTCACATAAATAATTCTGTCATAATTTCCTCGTTCCACTTCATATGCACCAATTAAAGTGGCAATTGTTGTTTTACCAGTTCCAGCTTTTGCATCACAAAAAACTCCAGTTACAACGTCAGGGCTCGCAAATAAACTTTGAGCATAAGCATATTGGTGTTTATCAGCTAAGACATTAAATCCTCGTTCAGCCAACCATTTCCAACGAATATCGTCATATTTATTGCCCATTCAAAATTTCCTCCTGGTTTTAATTTAAAATAGGGGAGAAGGGATATATTTAATCCCTTCAAATTTGATAAGTTACCAATTTATTAAAAATCTGGCATTTCGTCATCATCATTTAGATTATTCATTGCATCAAATGGATTTTGGTTACCGTCCATCATATTTGTTGGCATTTGACTATCAATGTCTTTCATTGTCAAAGGTTTTTGTCCAAATCCAGTATTGGTTTGTGGAATTTCAGGTGCCGGTTGTTGTAATTCTTGCAATTTTAAAGCACGAATTTTCTTTGCAGCCGCAATTTCATCTGGTGTGTATTCCTTAGAACCGAAGAATGGCATATCGCCACCGATAATTTCAATGTTATTTACATAGTTTTTGATAATATTTGAACTGGAAACTTTTTCACTAGATCCAAATCCATGTGTAGTATTTTGTTCTTCTTGTCTTTCTTCAACCTCAACATAGTTATTAAGTTTATATGTTAATAGACCAGTTGAGCCAGGTTGATATAAGTCCATAAATGATTGAGCAAGTTCTTTACCAATTACTACATTTTTCAATTCAATAACTTCATTTCCCCATCCAACAGTAAAACCATTGACAGCATATTCACCGGTTGGAAGACCATCTTTATCAGTTTTTTCAACAAAATTTTCAACAACAGTTTCAATTGAAGCAATAGCTTTATCTGGTTGCTTATTTTCTTTGTCTAAACGATTGAAGAAAACGCCTCTAACTTCATTAAATTGAACTAAGTTGCCTTGTTGATTATAATACTCATTTAATCCCAATTCACCAATTACTCGAATTCGATCTGCATTTTCTTCACCATATTCATCAATTGATTTGTACTCGTTTTTAACAGTTTCAATTCCTTTAAACAATTTGGAAGATTGCATAGTGAAAACTCTTACCCTTGTTTCATTAATTTTATTATCAACAACCGATTGAACTACTAAATTGCCAGACATATATTGATTGCCTTTTTTGGAAGTACGAACTTCTAAATCTTTAGATTTCAAAGTACCAATAATTTCAACAGTATTTTGTAGCTGGCGAAGTTGAGTATTTTCCATAATAAAATTCCTCCGATTTAAAGATTTGTTTAATTTCAATTTTTTTATATCTGATGATTTTCGTTTGTAAGCTGCATCTTAGATATTTTTTAAAAATCATCATCAATAAAAATTACATAATCTTTATATCTGCAGGTTTTAAGATGTAAACTGAGGAATAAAAAAATCCACCATATTTAATGGTGGAATGGTATTAAATTTTTATTTCTACTTCAGACAATCCATGAAGTTTTAACTCTAATCATTCCGGTTTTTATTTCCTTCTTTATTTAATTGAGCTTCCAATTTTTGCTTTTCTTCTAAAAGAGTATTATATTTATCCTGAAGGGAAGAGAGTTTTTCATCATATTTAGAAATGTAATCATCACGCTGCTTATAAAGTTCATCTGCCATACTCTGGAAGTGATTTTGAAATTCTCTTTCTTTTTCAAATAATGCTTTTTCCCATTCAAAATTTTGCATTTCTATTTTCTTCTCATAATAATCTTTTTGTTCTTGAATCGATTTTTCTAGGCTAGATACTTTATCAGTTAGCTCTTTCAGATAAAATTCTTTATTGGTTAAATCTTGATTCAATTTTCTATTAGTATCTTCTAATTGCTTTAGAGTTTTTACTTTATCTTCAAGCGCTTTCATATTAGCACTCATAATGCTAATTGTATTTTTCTGTTCTTCAATACGATCAGAATAATCATTTACTGCTTTTTGATTAACTTCGATTAACCCAGTTAACTCTTCTATTTTAGACTTTTCTTCAGCTAACTGCATTTCAAGTTCGTTTTTCTCTCGCTCCAATTGATTAACAACTTCTTGAAGTTCAATTATCTTTCCTTGCATTTCTTTTTTGGTAAATTCCAAATTTCCCTCATTCTGTTTAGCCAAGGAAACAAATATTTCTTCAATTCTTTTGGTTTGTTGTTGCAAGTCTCTAAGATAGCCGCCATAAGAAATTTCTTCAGATAAATCTCTCAAATCGGCACGTTGAATTAAATAATCAATAACATCACCTTTATAATCAATTCGACCAGCCTGAGTTAATTTTTCAGTTAACTTCATGATATTTTCTTTTGTTTCTGGTTTAACTTTAATTCCAAGTAACTCACTATATGTGCTCATTTTAATCATTCCTTTTCTGGTTAACTTTTCTTTATAATAATGCCAACGGTTAACTGTGTCAACCTTAGTTAACCAAATAAAAAGAGAGCATTATTTGCTCTCTTTAATTTTTTCATTATATTCTTTTATGACTTCATCAGCATATTTTGGGCTAAATTAGGTGAGGAATAAGGGAAAACTAATTAGACTATAGTAATATAAGCACTCATTCCACACAGCTTATCTATTAAAATTTAAAATGTGCGGTTATTCATAATCTTTTAAGTCATTATCAAGTTGTATTTGGTCTAATCTTTTATTGATAATTTCAATATATTCTTTTTCTGTTTCAAACCCAATCCATTTACGGTTGGTTAGTTCACAAGCGACTGCGGTAGTTCCAGAACCTAAACAATTATCTAAAACAATTTCATTTTCGTTTGTGTAAGTTTTAATAAGATATTCAAACAATTTAACAGGCTTTTGTGTTGGATGCAATGCTTGTTTTCCAATAATATTAGGATATTCCAATACATTATGTGGAAAACCTGTAAACGCTTCGTATTCTTTACCTACTTGATTTGGTCTTGCGCCCATCATTCTTCCGTGAGCAACCTCTGTCACCTTTTTCTTTCCAGCCGACTTGACCCCTTGTGGGTTGTATATCATTCTTCTATCTCCTAGTTGGCTTTTATGCCCCATAGGTGCTTTTGAAAACACGCACACCTCTTCAACTTTAGTCATTGGTTTATTTTTAGCGTGTTGCCAACCATTAGGTTTACTTTTAATCCAATACCAACAATATTTAAACATTTCCATATTTGAACTTATCAGCTTAGTTGTAAAAGGTTGTGAAGATGTCAAAACAATTGCGCCATTGTCTTTGATTAGCCTTTTATATTGCTCCCAAAGTTTATCTAAAGGAATTATTGTATCCCATTTACATGCAGTTGTTCCATATGGTAAATCACACAGAATCATATCAATGCTCTTATCAGGCAATAACTTCATACCTTCCAAGCAGTCCATTTGATACACACGATTTAATTCTAAACTTCCAAGTAATTCTTTACTCATTTATTATACTACTCCTCATTTTCACATTGAAGTTTCAAGATGCTGTTAGTTAATTTATTTGTTCGTTTCATAGGTTTTTACCTTCAAAGTCATATACTTATTTTATTTATTATTCATTATGGAGTGGCATATGATATTAGTTCTTGTACTGAATCATTACGACAATTGAAACAATCAGAGAAAGAATAGAAACAATCCAACTAATAAAGGTTAAAATCATAAATTCACTTTCTTGTTCTTCTTAAGGCAAGCAAGGATTTTGCACCTCGAAAGTGTTCAGAATTTTATTTCTATTGTTCCCCTTCCGTTTCATTTACTGTCAATTTTCATCATCATTTAGTGCCTCTCTTAATGTCTTTTTCGCTTCATGCAGATTAATCACCTCAATGTCGGAAATAGCTTTGATTATAGACTTGCGTAAGCGTTTATTTTGATTCACAATGTCTTTCAGCAATTCCATCGTTTCTAAATGGCTTTCTTCGGATTCATTATAAAATTGTTGCCATTCTTGGACTTCTGATCGCAAATCGTTTATCTCTAGCTCTAATTTCTCAATATATTCAGCTTGTTCCATTAACCAATGATAATCTTCACTTAAATAATTGTTGTATTGTTCCTTATAAAAATCAAACATTTTAAAGTCTGCTTTAAGCTTTTCATTTTCAACAACTAGGGAATGAAGGTCATTTTCTAATTCAGAGATTCTGCTACAACAAGCCAAGCAAACAGGACATACTTTTTCATCACAAGGTTTTTCAAACATATTTATTTTCCTCCAGAGTCTTATATTTTATTGCGTCGAAAAGACAATCAATATCACAAAATAAAAAATCCTCAAGAGCTACAACTTCTTCACCTTCATAGAGTTCAGCATTGCATGAATAACAATAATCAATAACTTTTGGTTCTTTTTCATCTGGTCCATCAAAACGGGCCATAGTATTTAATCTGCTCAATAAAATCACCTCGATATATTTATATCGAGCGATCAGATAGTGTAAATAAAAAACTTTAGATAGTCTGCATCTTTCTTAAGTTTAAATTGCTACTTCAAATTTTAATTGTGGATGTTTTTCTTTATATGTTAATTTCACATCTGATTCAGTAAAGTCATAGAAATTTTTAACTTCTGGATTTAACCAAAATTTCGGAGCTTCTAAACTTTTTCTATTCAACATTTCATAAGCTTGGTCAATATGTTTATTATAAATGTGCATATCACCAATGATATGAGTTAATGTACCAACTTCTAAATTGCAATGTCTGGCAATCATATGAACTAACAGGGCATGAAGGACAACATCCCAATTTCCTGCAGTTATCATATCTAAAGAACGTTGTTTCAAAATTAAATGAAGCTTTCCGTTCTTGATTAAAAATTGCAAATTATGATAACATGGTGGTAGATTCATTTCAGATAATTCATTGACATTCCACATTTCCACAACCAGTCTTCGAGAAGTAGGATTCTTTTGAATTTCTCCCAGGATATAATCAATTTGATTATCATAACCAAATACAGGCTTTGAAATTTGATAGCCATAAGTCTTACCAACTGATCCATTTTCATCAGCCCATGAATCCCAAATTTTTAATCCTAAATCATTAATATTATTGGACTGTTTTCGATAAATCCAATCTAATTCTTTAAATACTGATTTAATTCCAATAGGTCTTAAAGTAATAGCTGGAAATTCTTTTGAAAGATCATATTTGTTTACAACAGAAATGATTCTTTTAGTGTAAACTTGAGTGCCATCTTTCCATTTTGCTCTGTTATCTATTTCAAATTCTTCATTAAGAATTTCTTTTAAATTTTGTTTAAATATTTGATCGGCATAATTCATATTTTAGAACCTCCGTATATTTTCTAAAATATTTATATCTATCAAAAATCAAACGTAAACTTATTGACCATAGATGGTAAGAGAATCTTCTTTTCTATTTGTTTGGCTGTATTAATATCGAGTCCATAAGGAGTTTGAAAGAAAACTGTTGCTTTGACACTTCCATCATAATCAATCCATTTGTAAGCCCTTTCATCCTTATGAGCAAAATCACCATCAAAAACAGATTGAATATAGACACTTCGCTTGCCTGTTTTTTTAATTTGAGATAACATTTCATTTTTCATCTTTTGCATTAGATAATCAAAATCATTTCCAGAATATACCTGGATAGTTCCAATAATATTATATTTAAAACTGGTTACTAGTATATCGTAGTGACCTTTCATATCTTCGGACTTTGTTGAGTTAGCTACATTCCATCCTGGTAACATATTAATGGTTTCTGGCAATAAAAATTCTGCAGAACCAGGTTCATAAGACCTTTTCATTACAAATTTATCAAATAAGGGTTTAATTGAAGAATGGTTAATATCAAGAGTTTCCCAGCCAGGAATGTGCTTTATTAATTCATATTTTGTTGGATGTCCTTTAATTTCATCATATACAAATTTTTTCTCCATCATTTTATGAGTAATTTCTTTAAATCTCATTAAATTTTTATTGTTTAATTCATAGCCTTGCAATTTTTCCATAAGAGTTCCTCCATTTCCAAAATATGGAGTCGCGATTCTTAATTTTTTTATCTCGATGATTTGATTCGTAAGCTAAAAATAAAAAAAGAGAGGAAAATTATTCCTCTGCTAAGTCATATTTATTTCCAACTCTCATTACTTTGTTAGCAATTATATCTATCATCCTTGAAATTTTTTTCTGATAAGTTCCAAGCTCAGCAGCAATTTCTTCTTGAGTTAAACCGTTACGAATTGAATTCAATACAAATTTTTCATCATTAGTTAACCCGGCTTGATCCACAGTTTTATTGAAATCGGCAATAACAAAACTAAATTCATTATTTGGATCAAAATCATTTTTGAAATACAATAAGCCTTTAGCATAAACTTCATGCTCATTTCCTGCATTATCAACAAAAGTTACTTTTCCACCTTTAACATGTAGAGGATTCGTAAAATCAAAAACATCTAAGGTTGGAACAGTTGACTCATGGAAGTTTTGAAGATTATAACCAAAAATCCTTAAGAAAGAGTCTTTGGTATAAATCATATCTTGTTCAACCTGGCTTTTTGTTTTCGATAAAAGGTATCGGTTAGCTAATTTATTTTTATCAACTAATTTTTCAGTAAGAAAATCATGAAACTGCTGATAATCATTGAGAATTCGTTTTAATTCTTGTTCATTTTTCTTAACAGCTTTATTTTTAAATCTCACTTTATCGTTTCTGGTCAAATTGATAGTTTGTTTTTTCTCTTTTTTGTAGTTTGGTTCGTTGCGTTTCAAAAAGTGAATTACATTATCTTTATTATCTTGTGTAATTGACTCGATAGACTTTTCTTTATTTAATTTCCTTTGAAAATATTTTTCATCAGTATAAAAGACATATTGAGTTTTTTCAGCATCTTCTTGCTGCTTAATTTCTTTTGAGTTAAGAAGGTAATTTGCCATTCTTTCAAGAGATTTGCAGACGTTAATATTAGATGAAAGATAATCTACATTATTAATATTTGGATTAAAATATTCAGAGAAATATTCAACAAAGAAGTCTGTTTCGTTTAAAATATCTTCAACGATTTTTTTACGATCATCTAACTTATTTTTTGAGTAGTCAAGTTTTTTATTTATTTCATTCACAGTTGTTCCATCAAGTTCAGCTGTAAAATTTGCTTGTGCGTTAAATTTGGCCATAATAATTTCTCCTCCGGTTATTTGTTATGTTTCCTAATATTTTTATATCTTGTCAGATGGAAACGTAAGGGAAATGGCCAAATAAAAAAAGACGCCACTAGGGCGCCTTCGCTTTATATTTTTACCAAATTTCTAAGTACGTATTATTATCTAATTGAACGAATGTACCATTACTTTCTAAATCACGACCATAAGAGGAATAATCGAAATATCTACTTAAATGATCCGGAACATCACTCAACATTCCACTTTCTTCAACAACTTCATAAGCAACATCTTCCATACTACTACAATTATTATATAATCTGTAATTTTCATATTCCAATGCTTCTTCAAGATTATTTACAATGCCTCTTTTTAAAATCTCAATTGCAATTTGCAAATGTTGTTCATCTTCAATCATTTCATTTAATTCTTTAATTTTTTCAAATGGCATATATCTTAATTCACGATACAAGGTGTTTCCACCTTCAATATCAACAATTTCCCATTCTTGGCCATTCAACCATTCTTGAATTTCGTCGGCTCCAACTTTATCTAGGTTAAACCATTTCCAACTTCCAGTATTTAATTTCTCGACACAAATATCCAGCATTTAAATCGCTCCTTCATTTAGTAGTTGAGTTTTTTTCTCTATAAATATATTAACGCGTTTCTGCTGTTTTGTACGCCCCTATTTAAAAATTTATTTAAAATTTTATTTAACCTAAAGTAAGCATGAATGAAACATAATACACAATATACATCATAGAGCAGCATAGGAAAGGGTTAAAAGAATTAAGAATGGATTTGCAAGTGGAAAGGACTTTATGTTTGCGACACAACCAATTCAAATTTTGAAGATGGATGTATTTATATAGTTCATTATTGAATTACTCCCATTTTTTGTTTTTATTTATAAGTAAGAATATTCTTATCTATTTTGATAAAAAAAGAAGGAACTTAAGTTCCTTATTCAATAATTTTTAATTGTACGTTTCTAACTCCAAAATTGATACAAGCAGATTTGGAATTTAGATACAAATCAATCTTATTGCCTTTGATTGCACCACCTGTATCTTCAGCAACATAAATTCCATTCAAATATGAATATTCGGACGGAAAAATAATTTCAACTTTTGAGCCTAATGGAATTACATTTGGATCAACTGCAATTGTTCTACCTTGACTAACTGAAGTTCCTGTTGCAGTTACTGAACCAGTAGAATAGGCAGTTGAAATAAAATTTTTAAATCCTTCATTGTTCACTGAAGAAGGTTGTGATGGTGTTTTTTCTTTGGCAGAAAGATTGATATTTTGGCCAACATAAATCAAATCAATGTTTTTGATTTGTGGGTTAGCCTTTGATAAATCTTGCAAAGAAATATTATTTTCTTTTGCAATTTTACTCATTGTATCCCCACTTTTAACCGTATAAGCAAAAGTATCTGAGGGAGTGGCAATTAGCGTTGATAGTCCTAATGCAATTGGTGCAATTAGTTTTTTCATTGGGTTTTGCACGCTCCTAATAATTTATTTGATTCTTCTCTCTATCTACGAATCTTTATTATTGTATCGTTTAAATTAAGAGAGTAAATTTAATTGACTTTACATAACTATTACGGTTTGATTATAATAAAAAGACAGCCTTTTGGCTGCCTATGATAAGTTTCTTCCATATTCAACTGTAATTTCAACTTATTCATATAGTTTATTCCCAATAGCACGATTGATTTCTTCAATCCGTAAGCAATCTTCAATTGCAAATAACATATTTTCCAACTGTCGTTTGGCAATCCTCGAATTGGCTTTCCCATGTAAAGAAAGTACATAAGATTTTTCTGAATGATCTTCAGCTAGCAATTCTTCAACGGTAATTCCCATAACTTTTGCGACTTGAGCCATTCTGTTTGGAAGAAATTGACATTTTCCTGTTAAAATATATTTCATTAAAGATTTATTGATTCCTACTTCCTCAGCAAGATCTTGAATGGATTTTCCTTCTGCGTCAAGCCAATCTTTTACTTTTTTGATTGCCACTTCATTGGCTTTATTCATGAATTGCACTTCCTCAATTATTCTTATATCTTTATTAATTATTAAACTGCAGAATTAGATAATCTGGCTCTCTTTTGCATTGCATATGCATTTGTATTTCTGCTTCTTTTAATAACTGTTTTTAAAATCCATTTACCGTTATCATTCTTAAAGATGAATTCTTTAGAGTTACGTGTAAATACATAACGAGTATCACCATTGTTAATAATTTTTTTTACTTTAGTAAAATATAAATCATTTTTGATTCTTTTAATAATATCTTTCTTATTGCATTTAATCCTTTCTGCATATCTTTCAATAGCATGCTTTGTGATAATGTAATCTTCAAACATCGTTAATTTCCTCCAATTCTATAAGGCAATTGAGTTATTACGCAATTCCTTATATCGAAAGAAATTAAAACGTAAGCTTAAAGATTACAAATTTTTGTTTCAAGTCCGTTTGCCAATCCTAAGGCAAGCTAAATGATGAGCCTTAAGATTTGTATTAGATGAATAATATAAATATTCTTTAGAGTTTTTATGGTAGTGTATATTTCTTTTTATTCAAATACTTATTTATACTTAATAACCATAGATAACTTCTCTGATTAATTTATAATTAATAATTATTATTGTTATTTGTATTTGATTTTTATATTTAAGTTAATTGATATGTAATATAGTTATCTATTAGGCTCGCCTTACGGCTTCGCCTTCTCGAATTGCTAAAGCAATTCTAGATTAATTAATTATTTATTTTTATTTTTATTTTATTTTTTATTTAGTTATTTGTTTTATTTTTATTTATTTATTTATATAATTATTTTATTTATTATGTTTAATTTTTTATTTAATTTATATATAATAAGCCAGTATATACTCCACAAGCTTCCAGTAGAGACAAATGATAACCTTACTTGTGGCCAGCGTTATCAACCTCTAATTGAGTTCTCCTCCCGATGTTGATTAAGATGTTAATTCATCAAGGCTCAAACATCAAAAGCCCTTACGATGGATAACTTACCAACTGATTGCAAGATTAGTAATAAGGTCGGTTACTATCGATCAATTGGTATATCCAACGGCTGAACTTTATAGCATCGGCTTCAGCTAACCTTGGAGTTATATTTGATAATGCAGTTTAACTCTCAGCTTCTAATATGTCTGCAAATGTATTAAGTTATTCTTGTATATTTATATCTTGAAGATTGTATTTGTAAAGGATTTATAAATAAAAAATTAAATACCTATACTTTTATATCGAGTTAATTATTTTTGTAAAGCTAAGAGTTCTGGTTAGCAGTATCTTTCTTAATCCTTTATGTTCTTATTTAATGGGCTCTTTTAATGGGGTTCTTTAATGGGGTAGCAGGCATAGTGTGAGGGTTTATGATTACTTATTCTTTTTGCTTTTGAATTACTATTTTGTTAATCTCAGCAAAATGGTTTGATATTATTTGTCTATTGTTTTTGCATGCTTCGTTTGTTTTTTAATTATCTTTAAGAAATCGCACCGTTGATCATAATTTAATATTGTTTGGAGATATTTTATATATCAAAAATTCTCTCAAATTCGTTTAATTTGATGAAATTGCAGGGCATAGTGGATATATTTTTTGATTATAAAATTTGGAAGCTAAAAAATTTCTGAAAAAAGTATCCCCCCTACTTTTTAAAAAAAAAATATTCAGACAACGGGATAGACCGCGGGGGTTCGTTCACAACGAACATCCCAAAACGAGATTTTTGCGTGAAATCAATAGGCTTTTTATTTTGCCCACAGGACTCCATATTCTCACTGTATCGCATTTTAACCCTTACCCCTTTGCAATAACCCTCTGAAACAAAATGCAAGCCGTATGAGTCAAATTCGCAGCAATAATTTTTTGTTTTTGTTCAGATTTTCAATCTACATGATATACGGAAGATGAAAACAAACATGTGGAGGTTAAGTTCAGACACCTATGGAAAAAGATATTGGATTCTTAAGAACATATTATGAAGCCAATTCAATAAAGCAGCTTATTGGCTGCTTATTTTTTTGCACTATTTTTTGACTTATTGTACGTGCTTTATTGAAAAAATTTTTTAATTTTTTATGTAAAATGTGTCTGAAAACTTCTAGTTGTGCACATTATATTATAGAGATATTTTTAAATAGAGACATTTTAAGTGTATGAAAAAGCAATTTGTTTGAGATTAACTTCAAAATGAGTTTAAAAGTAGTGAGAAAAATGAAGGATAATCGCACAGGGAAAATTTGTGAATATTGTGGTTCTCATATTATTAAATATAAAAATGAACAAGGAAAAATAGTATATGAGTGTTCTTATTGCGGTGCAGAACAAGAAGAATTAGATGAATTTGAGTTGGATGATGAAGATGAGCAACAAGAAAATGAAGATTTGCTCAAATTGTGGTAAGCGAATACCGTTTAATGAAACTTGTTCTTGCAAAAAGGGAAATAACAAAAATAAATATCAACGAAATTATTATAAAGAGCACAAAGAGATTTTAGCACCGTTAAAAACAGCTAGATGGAGAAAACTTCGTTCTCTAATAATTAAAAGAGATAAGGGAATTTGTCAAAGATGTCTTATTAAGTATGGCATTATTAACAGTGAGAATTTACAAATTCATCATATAAAACCTCGTATTGAGTACCCTGATTTAATCTATGATGAATCAAATCTGATTACACTTTGTAAAACTTGTAACTTACAACTTGGTACAAATAAAGAGTTAGATTTCAAGCCGAATATTGATTTAAAAAATACAGATTTTGATTTCAAGCTTTAAAGAGAGGAGGGCAATAATATGGCAAGGCCTAAAAAGCCCGCATCTCTTAAACAAGGACATTCAGAGTCTAAAGCCCAATTAAAAAAACGCGCAGCAGAAGAGCAAAAGCTTATAGGAAACAAGGATTTAATTTATAAAGTTCCTGAACATCTTGATGAGCTTGCCAAAGAATATTATACATTTTTAGTTAATGAATTAGAGATTAATGATATTTTGTCAAACTTAGACAAGCCATTACTCGAACAAACTGCTGATTGTCTAAGTAAAATGAGACAAGCTGATAAAATAATTAATGAAGAAGGTATTATAATTAAGCAAATTGACCGTTATGGTCATGAAATAGAGAAAGAAAATCCAGCTGTTGGGACTAAACAAAAATATCTTAATCAATTTAGATTTTTGGCAACTCAACTTGGATTAAGTCCATCATCTCGTGCTCAATTAGCTGGAATGAAGATTGAGAAGAAAAAAGAAGAAGCTGATCCATTATTAAAAATATTAAGAAGCTCATAATTAAGGTCCCTGCGCTTACTCCGATTGGCGCAAGGATCTTTTTAATATTACCAGCGAGTAATTTAATGGCAAATGGTAGCCAGTAGCAAAAATGTGGATTCGATTCCCATCTCGCTGAATCAATAATGCTGAAGGTGATGATATGGTTTCCTCATACATTAAGGATCATGCTGCTTATCAGTATGCTCTCCAAGTAACTGAGAAACATATCATTGCTGGTAAGTATGTTATAAAAGCATGTCAACAATTCTTAGATGAATTAAATAATGAGGATTCAAAATATTTTATTGATGAAAATGAACTAAAGAAGATTACTGATCTTACAAAATTGATTAACATGGCTTCTGGATTAAAAGCTGGTACTCCAACACATGACGCATTGGCTCCATTTCAATGGTTCTTTTTAGTTAATGCTTTATGTTGGAAGCACAAAGATAATCCAATAAAAAGAAGATATGAAAAATCAGTTCTACTTATTGCTCGTAAATCAGGTAAATCATTCTTAGTTGCGTTGATCTTTATAATTCTGTTATTGATTGAACCTGAATTTTCAGAGTTCTATTCAGTCGCGCCAGATAGAGAACTTTCTTCTATCGTTAAGAAGGAAGTTGAGCAAGCAATATTAGCTTCCCCATTAATCCAAAAATATTTCCAGATTACAAGGAGCGAAATTAGATGTACTCTTACAAAATCTAAATTTGTTCCACTTGCTTACTCTGAAAACAGGATGGATGGCCGTAAAGCAAATGTATTTGTTGCTGATGAAGTTGGTGCTTTAAGAAATCGTTATCCAATTGATGCCATGCAATCTTCACAGATGAACATGGTCAACCGTACAGGAATATTAATCTCAACAGCATATGAATCATTGAATAATCCGATGGCTGAAGAAGTTGAATTTGCTAAGAAAGTTCTTGATGGATTAATTCAAGATGAAACTTTATTTGCTTTAATTTATGCACCAGATGATCCGAAAGATTGGTTATCTGATAAATCATTATTGGAAGCAAATCCTCTTTGTAATGATCTTCCAGAGAACCTAGAATATTTGAAGAAAAAAAGAAAAACAGCAATTGAACTTCCAAGCACTAAGAAAAACTTCTTGACTAAGCATATGAATATATTCGTTGATGGTGATGATTCAGAAGTTTATATTCCAACTGAAGAACTTAAAAAAGGACGAATTGATGAATATGATTGGACAGGAAGAGAAGTCTATGTTGGTGTTGACTTATCTCAAACAACAGACAATACAGCAGTTTCAATGGTAACTTATGACGTTGAAAAAGATGAATATGTTGCACAGGCATGGGCATTTATCCCAGAGGAAAGAGCCCATGAAAAAAGTAGAGTTGAAAAAATTGATTACTTTATAATGAGGGACAATGGATATTGCTTCTTTTGTGGAGATAAAGTTATAAGTTATAGATTTGTAGAAGATTTTGTTCTTTCGCTTGAAGAAAAATATGGTGTAAAAATTCGCGGTATTGGTTATGACCGTTATAATGCTATTTCTTCTGCTAACAGATGGTATGAAGCTGGATATAATACAATTGAAATAAAGCAACATTCAAGTGTTTTGCATCCTGCAACTAAACTTTTAAAAGAACGAGTGTTAAAAGGAAGTTTCAAATATATAAAGAACAAATTATTAGAAATTAACTTCTCAAATGCTCGCGAAGTTAAAGACAATAACTTGAATACTTACGTAAATAAAAAGAAATCAACCGGCAAAATTGATATGGTTGCTGCCACTCTGAATGCAATGGTCCTTTGGAATAAGGATGTTGAAGAAGGATTAGTAAGTGTTTATGAAGAAAGAGACATAATTGTCCTATAAAATTAGTTAAAATTCTTCCATTTTAGTCCCATTTTATCCCATTTTGATCTAAATTTGGGAGATTTTTTATGGAAAAAAACTAATTTTCGTAGATAAAATCTAAGTTTAAGTCAAAAAAATTACTTAAATTTAGCCAAAAATGTAGCAATTTGCTTTCATTTTACAAGAAAGGAGGGTCATTTTTTAGGGTATGGGAATCTTTAATAAAAAGAAAAATGGCCCAGATGAAGAGCGAAATCAGCAAGAATATTCATATGGGAGTTTTTCAATCACCTCCTTTTTTGGCGATGGAGCAAAAATTACTGAAGATCAAGCCATGAAAATCCCAGCCGTAGCTACTTCTGTTGAATTAATAGCCTCATCAGTTGCTCAATTGCCAATTTATCTTTACAAAGAAAATGAAAAAGGTGAAGTAACACCTATTCCTGACCGAAGAACCTTTTTGCTTAATGATGAGCCAAATGAATTAATCAATGGATACAATTTTAAGAAGCAAATTGTAAAAGATTATTTATTCCACGGAGCTTCATATACAAAAGTTGAGAGAGTAAGAAATGATGCTATTGCATTATACAATCTTCCAATTGAAGAAATATCAATTACAAAATACCGTCAAAACGGTTATAAGTTTACCGCAGTTGTTAATTTACTTTATGGAAATACAAAAGAACAATACCAGCCTGAAGATTTAATCATTGTTCTGAAAGATAGTAAAGATGGGATTACTTCAGAAGGTATTTTAAAACAAAATTCTGATGTACTTCGACTTGCTCTTGATGAACAAGATTATACAACAGGGATTTTGAAAAACGGTGCTTTGCCAATTGGTATTTTAAAAGCAAGTTCAAGATTAACAGAAAAAGCAATCAATCGATTAAGAGCTAGCTGGGAAAATTTGTATGGTGGAGCAAAGAAAGCTGGCAAAACAATCATCCTTGAAGAAGGACTTGATTATTCGCCAATCTCTATGAAACCAAATGAATTGGACTTAACCAATGTCCGAAAAAATACGGTTGCAGAGATTGCTAGAATCTTTAATGTTCCAGAATCAATGATTAATAGCTCAGCAAATAAATATGCTTCGAACGAGCAAAATAATATTCACTTCCTTCAATATTGTATTTCGCCAATTATTACATCTATTGAAGCAGCTCTTAATAAATCACTTTTATTAGAGTCTGAAAAACAAGATGGATATTATTTTAGGTTTGATGTTTCTGAATTATTGAGAACAACTGAGAAAGAAAAAATCGAAGCAACAGTAACAGCTATGGAAAAAGGTTTATTGTCTATTAGTGAAGCAAGACGCCGAATTGATATGCCAGCTCTTGATAATGATTATTTTACTTGGAACTTAGGAGCAATCTTCTTTGATCCTAAAACAGGTCTAATGACAATTCCTAATATGGGCACAACTATTGACCCTAAAAATCTAACTTCTGCTCAAAATCAAAATACACCTCAACCTCAAAACGAAAATAACCCTTCTTCTCAAAATGAAGAAGTGGATAAAACAAACACAAATCAAAATGAGGAGGTGTAATTAATATATGGGAATAGAGCTTCGTGTTCAGAATGTTAAATTGACTTCTTCTGAAGATGGGTCAATGACAGTATCTGGATATGTAAATGAAACTGGTAAACTGAGTAATATACTTGGTGCTACAACAAAATTTGTAGAAAAAATTGCTCCTGGAGCTTTTCAAAGAGCTATCGATAATAGCCAACGTGACATTGATTTTTTAGCTGAACATGATAATAAGAAAATCCTTGCATCAACTCGTAATGGTTCTTTGAAACTAAGAGAAGATGATAAAGGTTTATTTATGTCTGCGACTATTACACCAACTTCTTGGGGTCGAGACTATTACGAATTAATTAAAGCTGGAATTTTGAAAAATATGAGTTTTGGATTCCGAACGATTAAAGATAGTTGGCGTTCTATTGACTTTGATCTTTTTGAAAGGACAGTTGAGGAACTCGAATTGTTTGAGGTTTCGGTAGTTCGTGATCCAGCATATTCACAATCAAGCATCGCTGCCCGAGGCATCGATCTTATTAAAGATGTTGAAGTTCCTCAAGAAGTAATGAAGGAGAACAGATCAATGAAAGAATTAAAACAATTGTTAGTTGCTCTTGAAGAAAGGGTTAATGCTTTAGCAGCTGAAGTTCAAGAACTTCGATCGGTAAAAGAAGAAGTTGAGGAAGTTCGAAAAGAACTAACTCCAAAACTGGAAGTTGTTGAAGAACAACCCCATGAAGAGGAAAAATCAACAGAAGTTACAGAGAAAAAACCTGATGAACCTGTTGATGAAAAATCTCAAGAAGAAGTTGCTAAAAAAACAGAAGAAAAATCCGAAAACGAAAAATCAGAAGACAAAAAATCCGAAGAAGAAAAGCCTAAAGAAGAAAAACATATTACTAATGAATTTAGTAAATCTGAAAAAGTTGAAGATGAAAAGACAACTAAAGAGCAGCCTGACAAGGAAGAAAAAATTAAACAACAAGAAAATAAACAACAAGAAGATAAACAACAAGAAGATAAACAACAAGAACGATCAAATCCTCTTGATGAATTAATTGAATTTAGAAATAAACTTGAATCATTAAAAAAATAGGAGGTTAATTTTCTTATGAATAATTTAAAAGCTCTTCAAGAAAAACGTAACGATTTGCTTACTCAAGCTGATGAAATGGTTAAGGCAGCTGAAAAAGAAGTCCGTTCTTTGAACGACGAAGAAAAAACAAAATTCGAAACTATTACAAACGAGATTGCTGAATTAGACAATCAAATTAAAGAAATTGAAAACCAGCGTTCTGCTGGAGAAAAAATTGAAGTCAACATGGAGGAAAGAGATATGGAAAATGTAAAAGATGTTGAGTTACGTGGTCTCGATCAGTTTATTCGTAAGCAAGAAGGTGAAGAAGTTCGTGAGCTCCAAACAACTGCACAAGGTGGAGCAATCATTCCTGAGAATGTAGAAGGCACAATTGTTGAAAAAATGGAAGAAACTTCTCCTGTCTTTGCTCGTGCTCGTAAATTTCCATCGGTTGCTGGTACTTTGAAAATTGCAAAAGAAACTGCTGACTCTGCTGCAGGTTTTGTTGGTGAAGGTTCGGATGTTCTTGAAGGGCAAATCAGCCTTGCTGATGTTAAATTATCACAAAAACGTGTTGGTGCTGCTATCAGCTTATCAACTCAATTTATCAATGACGCTGCTGTTGATGTAGTTGACTATGCTGTAAACTTACTTTCTCGCCGTGTAGCTAAAGCAGTTGAAAAATCTATCCTTGTAGGTAAAGGCGGAGAAGAATTCACTGGTATTAAAGGTGCTGCTGGTCTTGCTGAAGTCAATGTTACTGGTGCTGCTACTATTGATGACTTACTTGATTTGTATAATGCAATTCATCCTGAATTTTTAGATGGCTCCAGCTATATTATGTCTCGTAAATTCTTCAACCAAGTATCTAAATTGAAAGATGGTAACAACCATTATTACATGCAAAATGGTGTAGTAAACGGTCGTTTAACTTACACTTTGTTTGGTGCTGAAGTTATTGTAACTGACGCTCTTGATGATGAAGTTCCTTGCTTGTTCGGTAATGTTGAAGCAACTTATGCTGTAATGATTAAAAAAGGATTTGCTTTACAACATGTAACTGGTGATACTACTCAAGCTCTCCGTGGATCTCAATTGCTTGTTCTTGATGGATACATGGATGGCGTTGTATACAATGAACAAGCTATGGCACGTTTAGTTGTAGCCCAACAAGCTTAAGTTTTTAGGTAATCTTGAGAAGATCTTCATAAAATAAGGGAAGTCTTTTAGGCTTCCTTTTTTATTTTTAATCAAAATTCCACTTATAAAATATGAATTTTATTCTAGTAAGGAGCAATAGGATGGCGGAAGAATTAATAGGAAGCCTCGAGCTAAATCGGATATATCAGATGGACACTATCGAGGGCATGCGGTTGTTACCGGATGATAGCGTTGACCTTATCGTGATTGATCCGCCGTATAACATAGGAAAGGACAAACGTTGGGACAAGTGGAGAAGTGTTGATGATTATGTAACGTGGATGACGGCGATTTTTCGCGAATGTGAACGTGTCTTGAAACCGACTGGTTCTTTTTATTGGTTCCATAACGACTTTCCACAAATCCGGAAACTAATGGACGCGATAGACGATAATACTAGTTTTATATTTAAACAGTTTATAGTTTGGAATAAAAGGTTTGAAGGTGCAAAGTTCAAAAGTTATTTAGATGGGAGTATCGCCGTTGATGGATTACGGAATTATAAACAAATGGCAGAGTATATTTTGTTTTATACGTTTCAGGATGGTACAGGATTAAGTAAAATTAACGCGGATAAAAATTGCTTTGCGAGTATAAAAAAGTACTTAGACGATGAACTAGAAAAAAGTGGTTATACAGAACAGACGATAAAAGACGTGTTAGGAAATCAAATGACCGTTCATTACTTCGGTTTTTCAAAAAGAGAAAAAACACAATTTCATCTACCGACAGATAGTAACTACAAAAAACTACAGTCAACAGGTTATTTCACAAGACCATACGAATCACTTCGCCAAGAATACGAATCACTTCGCCAAGAATATGAAAAACAGCGATACGTATTCAACAATCAAAAAACGCATCATAACGTCTGGAATTACGAAGTAGCCCCGAAAATCGGCCATATAACGCCGAAACCTGTCGAGTTAATCGAAAATATCATTCGTCACAGTTCAGGCGAAGGCGCGATTGTGCTCGACTGCTTCATGGGAAGCGGAACTACAGCGGTAGCTGCGGCGAAATTGAACCGGAAATTTATCGGATTCGAGCGTGAGCCGGAATATGTGCGTATCGCTAATCAACGTTTGAAAAATATATTAGATGTGGATGACTGATGTATTTCATGATTTAATTAAAAATTCCATTTATAAAATATGAATTTTATTTTGTCAAGGAGTGAAATAGATGGCAAGAGTAAGATTTTTACAAGGCGCTTATCTATTCTCTCTTGATAAAGTCATGAACTATAATGATGAGCTTGAGATTAATGATGAAAAAATTATTAATACTCTTGCTGAAAAAGGTATAGTTGATGTACTAATTGAAGAGAAGAAGGAAGCGACAAAAAAGAGTAGTTCAAAACGAACTGCTAAGAAGGCTGAAGAATAATGAATACGGGTGTGAAAATTACTGATCTAGATTTAGATTTTGTTAAGAATTATCTAAGAATAGATCATGACGAAGATGATAATTTATTATCGCTCATGATTGTCTCAGCTAAAAACTTTATACAGTCTTATTTGAATATTAAGTTTTCTGAAATGGAAGAAATTCCTGATGAATTTACAATTGCAGCACTGGCTCTTATTGCCCATTGGTATGAAAATAGAGAAATCCAAACTAATGTGCAAGGAGAATTAAAATATATCTTTTCAGGCATTTTGGATATATATAGAAATTGGAATGCTAATTCCGGTTTAGACGATTCTTCTCAGTTGTAGGTGACTAAAAATGAAAAATGTTGGTATTGGTGAATTAAATGAAAGAATTACTTTCTATCAAGTGGCCAATGAGAAAGATGATTGGGGAGAAGTCGTCAAAACTGAAAAAGAGGTTATGACATGCTGGGCTTTAGTAAGATCTCAATTCTATAAAGAAATCATTAGTACCATTGGAACAACACTTCAAAATTCTACAACTTTCATTATTAGACATCAACAAAAAGTCAAGATAACAAGTGACATGACTATCTCATACAGAAATCAAAAGTATGAAATAATTCAAATCACTCCAGATATTTATGATAAAAAGTTTGATCTCATTATTGCCAAGGTGGTGTCTTAATGAGTATAAAAATTGATACATCTTCTATTGATCGAGCCCTAAGAAATATGGGCAGTCAAGAAAAGAAAGCTAGAAATGCAGCCTTGAAAAAAGCTGGTAACAAACTAGCTAGTAGATTAAGAGATAATACTCCAATCGACCCACGAGATGGCAATAAGAAACATATGAAAGATGATATTGTTGTATCTGGTGTTGATCAATATGGTGAAGTAACCGTTGGTTTCGGAGAAGAAACTTATTGGAGAGCTCACTTTGTTGAGTTAGGAACTATTAAGCAACGACCTCAACATTTTATTGAAAATACTGAGCAAGAAATGCGCGATAAGGTAATGGAGATAATCAGGGAAGAATTAGCAAGGGGGTTAGGATTATGACACATCCTATTAAAGATGTTTATACATTGCTGTATAAAAATGAAGAATTATCTTCATTAATAAATCCTAACAATATTTTTATCCTTGATATTCCTATTGATCATCAAAAGCAATCTGAACTTCCCTTGATTCGTATTAATCAGATAGGAGAATATCAAGCTGAGTTTGCTTCTAATATGCCAATATCATTATCCGTAACTGTCCAGATTGACATTTGGGGTCGTTCAGTTAAAGAGCTTGACCCAATCCAGGACAAAATTGATAAGATAATGGCTTTGAATGGATGGTTCAAATATTCAGGAGGACTTGATAAAGACCCAGACTTTAATGATACTCCAAGGATTTATAGAAGATATAGAGCTTCAGTCCCGGTTAAATTTAGCTAATAATTTAGCACCCAATGTGGTGTATTTTAAATTTGATAAAAAGGAGATAGGACATATGGCAACATTAGGATTTGACCAAGTGCAGATCGGTATTATGGACGAACAAGAAAATGTAACCAATGTGTATACAATTGACGCCAAAGCTGGTGGTGCTATCGAAGCAAAATTATCTGGTCTAGGTGCAACAATGAACACTGTTTACGCTTCTAACGTTCCTTTCTTCGTATCTGCTCAAGGTGTTTCTTCACCTAAATTAGATTTAGACGTAGCAGATATTCCAGAAGAAGCTTTAAATGAAATTACAGGTGCTGTTGTTGAAAACGGCATTGCTAAGATCGGGGCAAATACTATACCGCCTTATGTAGCTGTTATTCTGAAAGCTAAAGGCGCAGCGGGTGATGATATTTTTATTGGTTTGACTAAAGGTAAGTTTGCTTACCCTGACTTAGACATTAAAACTGGTGATGATAAAGGTGTTGAACTTTCAACAGATACAATTTCTGGTGAATTCATTGCACGTTCTGATTCGTTTGTTTACGCAAAAGGTCGTACTAGTCAAACTGGCTTCACGGAAGAAGAATTCAAGTCATTTATCTTCAAAGGCTATACCGCCCCGGCTGGTGAGTAATTGGATTATAAGAGACTGGATTCTTAAATGATTCCAGTCTTTTTTGTTACATAAAAACAAAAAGGAGAAATATAGCCATGATTAAAATTGAACTTTACAATCCAGATACAAGAAAAACAGAAATTATTACTGAAGATTTTGTTCCTTCCCGTTCATTGAGAAAAGTTCTTGAGTTCGGTGCTAAAACTGAAAAAGGTGAACTAACAGAACTCGAACAATTGGATGAAATTATTGCTTTGGTAGCAAGCTTATTTAGAGATGAACGAGTAACATTCGATTCTATTCTTGATGGTATTTCTGCTGATAAACTAAGCGATACACTAAATGAAATTCTTGAGAATGTTCTCGGAGGAGAAGCTGAAAAAAAGCAAGCACGGGAAAATCTGGAACAAGTAACAAAATAACATATCAAGAAAATTTAAAAAATCTAAATAAGATGTATAAACAACTTCTTGAAAATGGTTGGAAGTTAAATGATATAGACAGCATGGACATTAACTATTTTCTTAGTCTTATGGATGAAGATGATGTTGATAAAACAGATAATATTGAAGACTTCTATAAATCAATATAACTTAGTCCTTTCATATGGGGTTATTAATCAATGTCCTTTAACCCCACTTGATTTATTGAAAGGAGCGAAATGAGAATGGCAAACAGACCACTTGGTAATATGGTCATAAACTTAAGTTTAAATAGCACATCTTTTTCTAATACCATCAATGGAATTAAGAAACAAATTAATGTTGCTACAAGTGCTATGAAAGCTAATATGGCCATTTTGTCTAGCGCGGGTAATGAGTATGAAAAGCTAGAAGCAAAAGTAAACGGCTTAAACGAAGTCATGACTGCCAATGAAAAGCAAATTGAATTATTGAGAAGAAAATATAATGAAGCTAAAGATGCATATGGCGAGAATTCAAAAGAAGCTCAAAACCTAGCAAGATCATTGAATAATGCTATTGCAAGGCAAGGTCAATATGCAAGACAATTGGATCAAGCAACAGTTGCAATGAAAGATTATCAAAGAGGAACACAGAACTTAAAAAATGAATTAAATACAGTAGAGAAAACAACAAATGCCTACGTCAGAACTCTACAAGCCCAAGGTAAATCTTATCAAGCTGTTGCCGCACGTTTAGCCGGTTTACAAAGATCGCAAACTCTTCAAACTCAAATCGTACAAAAAGAGAAAGAAAAACTTAACGAACTCATTTCTGCCAAAGGAAAAGATGCTCGGGAAACAAAAATTCAACAAGCTGCTTATGCAGAAGCAAGAGCTAAGTTATCTGAATATGAAGCAAGTATTAATGATATTAAAAATAGGTATCAAAATATTAGCTCAGAAAGTGCAAAATTTGCCGATCATCTTACCGAAATAGGTAATAAATTCACAGAAAACGGTGAGAAAGCTAAAGTCTGGGGTAGTACATTAACAAAATCCCTCACTGCACCAATTGGAGCTGTATCTACATTAGCAGCAAAGATTAGCTCTGAAATGTCTAGCATTCAAGGAAATATTCAAGCTATGACTAAAGCAACTGCTGGTGAAGCTAAAAAACAAGGTAAAATTGTTGGTCAAGTTTGGGCAGATGGATTCGGTGAAAGTACAGATGAAGTCGCCGATGCCGTAATTAAAATCAAGCAAAATCTTCGAGGAATTGATGATAGTCAATTAAAAAGTGTTACAGAAAAAGCTTTGACTCTTTCTAAAATCACTGGTGCTGATATCCAAGAATCTCTTCGTGGCGTAAACAGTTTAATGGTTAACTTTGGTATGTCGGCCAATGAAGCATTTGACTATATGGTTACCGGTGCCCAACGAGGACTTAATAAATCTGGTGAATTAGAAGATAACATTGCAGAGTATGGCCAACTGTGGGCACAAAACGGATTCTCAGCAAAAGAAATGTTCTCTATTCTTGAAAATGGTTTAAAATCTGGAGCTTATAATTTTGATAAGGTTAATGATTTTGTAAAGGAATTTGGGATTTCATTAAATGACGGAAGATTCCAGGAAAATATAGGTAGTTTTTCAGAAAAAACACAAGAACTATTTGACAAATATAAATCTGGAAAAGCAACGGTTAAAGATGTATTTAATTCAGCGATCAATGATTTAAAAGGCATGAAAAACCAACAAGAAAAACTTACTATTGCTTCAACAGTATGGAGTGCTCTTGGTGAAGACAATGCAATGAAAGTCATTGAATCACTGAATAATACTAATAAAGCTTATGACAATGTTGCTGGTTCTGCAGATAAAGCTTCTAAAGCTTTAACAAATACACCAGCTGCCCAATTCCGAAAAGCTTGGCGAGAAGTTCAAATAGATTTACAACCGGTTGGAGATACACTTCTAAATTTAGGAGCAACTATTCTTCCTAAAATTTCAGGTGCTATTAAAAAAATAATGGAACCATTCCAAAAAATGCCTACAACAATGCAAGCTGTAACACTTGGAATAGCTGGATTTATTGCTTCTATTGGCCCTATGTTCATGATCAGTGGAATGGTAGCCGGAACGATTGGAAAAGCAATTACTGGATTCAGAAATTTACAAGTGGCAATGGGTGCAACAAGTATTACTGGTGGTATTTTAAGAGGAGTAATGGCTTCACTTACTTCTCCTATCACTTTAATCATTGCTGGAATTGCTGCATTAGCTGCTGGATTTATAATTGCCTATAATAAAAGCAAACCGTTCCATGACTTTGTAAATAATTTAGGAAAATCAATTTCTAATGCCTATGGAAAAGTAAAACAATTTGTATCTGCAATTACTCAGATGTTCCAGGGAAATTGGGCTGGTGGAGCTACCTTATTAAAGAAAATTGGTCTATCTGATGACCAAATTCAAGCAATAATTATTGCTGTTACAAAAGTACAAAATATCTTTAAGATTTTGAAAGGTTATATACAACAAGCTTTGTCTGCTGTTGGCTCATTTGTCAAGAAACAAATTTCAGGACTTGTTAAATTTTGGAATGAGAACGGGTCTACTATTACACAAGCTACGAAAAATGTTTTCAAAGTAATTGGAGTAATCATAAAAACCGCATTAGCTATCCTAACTCCGATCTTTAAAGTCGGATTTAAGGCTTTGGTTGTTATTGTTAAATCTGTCTGGGATAATATAAAAGGTATTTTCGAAGGATCAATAAAAATAATCGAGGGTATTATCCTTACTTTCTCTGGTCTATTTACCGGTAACTGGAAGAAAATGTGGCAAGGTATTAAAGATATATTCAAAGGAGCATTTAAACTTATCTTAAACTGGTTCGAGTTAATGTGGATTGGTAAAATGCTCAAAGCAGCAAAGGTTTTTGTTGGTCCATTTAAAGCTATTTTCTCTAAATTATGGTCTGCTATTAAGACTATCTTCTCTGCTCCAATTAAATGGATTGTAAATTTAGTGAAAAAAGGCTGGAACAGTTTAACCAAAATTTCTAGCTCTTTCTCTTCAGGTTTTAAAAAATTGTTTTCAAAAATGTGGAGCAGCATAAAAAGCATTTTCTCTACTCCATTAAAATGGATAATTAATTTAGTTAAAAATGGATGGAGTAGTTTGACTAAAATTTCTAGTTCTTTGTCTTCTGGTTTAAAAAATATTTTTTCAAAAATGTGGAATAGCTTAAAGAGTATCTTTTCTTCTCCATTAAAATGGCTGATTAGATTAGTCAAAAATGGATGGAACAGTATGAAAGACCAATCAGTAAAAATTGCTGAAAGTATGAAGAATAAAATTTCTTCAGTTTGGGATAAGATCGTTTCAACTACGAAAAGTCTTCCTAATAAAATGGCTAATGGCATCAAAGGTGGAGCTAGAGCCCTAGAACGTGCGATGATTAGTATTGGAAATGCAATGTTAAGAGGGTTGGGCAAAGGTGTTAATGGTGTACGTAAAGGAATTAACTGGATTTTAGATAAGGTTCATGCTCCAAAGAGTGTAAGAATTCCTAAATGGAAGGTTCCTCAATTTGCAAAAGGTACTGATAATTTCCAAGGTGGTTTAGCAGTTGTTGGTGATGGTGGGAAGCATGAGCTTATTTCTTTACCAAATGGTGAGGTGTTCCTTTCTCCTAATTCAGATACTCTTGTAAATCTTCCTAAAGGAACAAGTATTCTTAATGGTAATGCTACAGAACAATTGATGTCATTATATCCTCACTTTGCTAATGGTACTGGTTGGTTAGAAAATGCTTGGAGTACTATTAAATCAGTTGGACGTAAAGTAACAGGAAAAATTCTTAGTGCTGGTAAGACAGTTTGGGATTATATGAGTAATCCTAAAAAACTTATTGATAAAGCTGTAAGCTCATTTACTAATTTATCGGGTCTTGAAAATCCAACCCTTGATATAGCTAAAGGGGCAGTTACAACTGTTAAAGATGCTTCTGTTAACTGGATTAAGAAATTCTTTGACATGGGCGAACCCAGTGGCTCAGGTGTTCAAAGATGGAGACCTTATGTAATTAGAGCTTTGGAAATGAATGGATTATCTACAAGCCCAAGCATGGTAAACAAAGTATTAAGACAAATAAAGACTGAATCTGGTGGTAATCCTAGAGCTGTCCAACATGGATATACGGATATAAACACTATTCGTGGTGATTTAGCTAAAGGTTTAATGCAAACAATTTCTTCTACATTCAATGCTTATAAATTTCCTGGTCACGATAATATCTTCAATGGATTTGATAACTTACTAGCTGCCTTAAATTATGCAAAACATAGATATGGTAAATCATTGAGTGCTTTAGGTAAAGGACATGGATATGCTAATGGTGGTTTAATAACAAGGAATCAAATTGTTGAGGTTGGTGAAGGTAATAAACCTGAAATGATCATTCCACTCGACCCATTAAAAAGAACACGAGCTTTGCAACTACTTTCCCAAACTCAGAAAATCCTTGGAGTTGGAAATCAAATTCAAGGTGGAAATGTAGGAAATAAAAGTTTAAATCAGTCTTCAAATGTTTCTGTATCTAATGAAGATGAATCCGTTATGTATAAACTTTTACAAGCAACATTGCAACAGAATCAGATTCTTATGCAATTGTTGAAAAAAGACAATTCTGTTTATCTGGATGGAAAAGAATTATATGACAATTATAATAAATATGCAAAATCAACTACAAATATTCGAAATATGTTTAAAGGAGTGACTACGGTTGGATAGGTTAACTTGCATTTTTTGCGGGGTTGATTTTGTGGAAGACCTCGGACTTATTGTAAACGACATAAAAAGGCCAGTCACTCCAGAAATTTCAGAGAATGTTCAAGATGTACCGGGAATGGTTGGTAAAATATATCTCGGTAATTCTTATGGACAACTTCAATTTGAAATAAGTATTACGATAAAAGCAAAAACACCTCAAGAAAGAATAGATAAAATTCATGACCTGTCTAACATTGTTACAACATTTGGTGATGGTGAGTATCCGATGGTCTTTAGTAATGATTCGGAATGGACTTATTATGGTCATTTTAGTTCCATTTCTACTCCAGAACTTATAAGCAATAATCAATGGGCAACTTGCACTCTTACCTTTTCTTGTAGTGACCCGAAAGGATATGGAGAATATCAACAGCATGACATGAAAGAAAATCCTATAATAATTACTCCAGACGGGACAGCGGAATGCTATCCTATTTTTACATGCATGCCCAAACAGGATGTAACCAAAATTGCGATTACTGATGAGGATGGAAATTATGTCTACTTAGGGGCTGATGTTGATCCTGATACTGGTGATTCTCCAATAAATAAGGAACCTTTAGTTTTCCACGATCCTTGTAATACATTAGCAACTTGGACTGCTATTGATTCATCTAACATTACTTTTGAATTGGAAAATGGTATTCCATCAGGAAGTATGATGAGTACATCAAACTCAATAAAAGTAGCGAAAACAACAGATGGTAATGATGATTTTGGACCTGCCACAAACAATAAAAAGTGGCATGGTCCTGTTAGATTGCAATGGCTTCCCAATCAATATGATGACTTTAGGATTAGAGTTAGAATGTGGAATAATCAATATTATGCTAGAGCTCGAGGAAAATGTGAAGTATATTTGTTGGACTCAGATGGGATGAGATTTGGAAAAATTATGCTGAAAGATAACGGAAGTAGTGAAGAAGTATATGCTCAAGTACAACTTGGCACGTCACATAATTATAAAAATATTTATTATGGTAAAGGAAATATCAAAAAAGGGGAAAAAAAAACAAAAACAATTAAACTTGGAACGGGTACAAAGAAAGTTACTGAAAATGGAAAGACAAAAACAGTGCAGCAGTGGAGAACTGTCAAGCTAAGTGAAGATACATCAACTAATACTTTTACTAATTTCTACGGCTATCTCGAGTTGAAAAAAGTAGGAAATAAATATCGTGCTGAAATAATGAAATTTGACGATAATTCAAACCCTGCTTGGAGCAAACCTTTGGTTTACACATATACAGATTCTAGTGGTAAATATGCAAAACAATTAGCTGGAATTGCTTTTTATACTGCCAAAATGGATATTGCAGAAGATGCAGCTGATCCAGTCAAGAATTATAAAAATAATTCGATGGCACTTAGTGATGTTAAAGTTTGGAATGTCATTGACGGAGGCAATGGATCCACAACTTCACCAACAATAATTGCCAATGAAGGTGATGAAATAAAAATCAATTGTGAAGATCGCACCGTATATAAAAACGGCGCTATTTTTATGGATAAACTTTATATTGGAAGTAATTTTCCAACATTACAAGGTGGTGTTGAAAAAGTATTTTCCTTCGACCCCGATCTAAGCGATGCAGACTGGTATTATGAATATCGTCCAACTACTCAATAGAGGAGGTGATAGTCAATGTATACAATATTAGATCCGGATTTAAATGTCTGTGGAGTGCTTGACCTAGATGGTAAAGGATGCAAGTTTTACAATGATATACGATCAACCAAAATTGCGGATGATCAAGGTAAAATTTGGAGCGATACCTTACAAATATCAGTCCCATATGGTTATCGTGAGACAGCCTACATGACAAATGGCTATCACCTTCTTAAGCAGGGAGGGGATGGCCGTTTTTATTGTTATAGAATTTTTAGTCCAGAAGATGAAGCTGCTGGATCAACACATACAAAAACAGTTCAAGCAATCAATCTGCTAGCTTGGGATTTAACTCACATATACGTACAGCCAAAAACATTTAGCGCTGCAAATAGCCAAGATGCATTTGAATATATTCTTCAAAGATCAGGCTGGGAAATAGGTGAGAATGATTTCTTTGGAGGGGTAAAATCATTAGAATTTAGTTCTGGAAATAACGCTCAATATTGGCTGGATCAATTAACTACTCAATTTTCTGTTGAAATTAGGGCTTATGTAGAGGTTTATAACGGAAAAATTGTTCGAAAATTAATTGACATAGTAGAAGAATTAGGAGAATCAGAGGGGCGCAGATTTGAGTATTCTCACGATTTATTAGGAGTGACTAGAACCGGTGACGACTCACAGATGTATACTAAGCTATATGTCTACGGAGGTACAAATAGCAAAGGCGAGATAGTCTCAATAGCAAGTGTGAATAATGGCCGAGAGTATATTGTAGATGATGAAGCAAATGATCTCTATAACAATGGTAATCAATACTTAGAAGGATACATTGTAAATGACAGTATTGCTAACCCTAGTGGTTTATTAGATTGGGGTAAACAGCAACTGGCCAAATATAATCATCCTAAATATACTTATACAGTTGATGTTGCCCATTTAGGCTACAAGCCGAATCTTGGCGATCGTATACAGGTTATTGATTTTTCGATGGATCCCGAATTAACTTTGGATGCCAGGGTCATCCAACTGGATGAATCTGAGGCAAATCCAGAAAACAATAAAGTAATCCTAGGGGAATTTGTTGAGGTTCAAGTAGTTACCCCAGAGGATATTTGGAAACTACAAGCTAAGGCTGCACAGGCATACCAAGAATCACAAAAGGCCAAAGCATATAAAGTGGAGTACTTTACTCCAGATGGAACGGATTTTGCAGATGATACGGAAAAGCGCATTATCATCAGGGTTTATCAAGGAACTGATGAAGTCACAGCACAGATCGATAGTGACAAATTTATTTGGCAAAAGATAAATAGTGATGGCACACACGATACTGCATGGGAAGATGCACATGTAGGAGTTGGAAATGTTATCACAGTAGGTTCGGAGGTGGTAGGAAGTACAATTCGTTGTCAGGTTGATGATGGATTGACTGACCCTATTCTATTTGCAACAGAAGAAGATGCTGCCTATTTTGCAACGTTACCGATGGACAATCCTAGTGATGATGTAAATACACATGTTGCCCAATATGCTCAAGTAGATGCCAAAAATAGCTATATTTATTGGTCGCAGGAGTATTTCGGTAATAAAAAGTCATCTAATGGAGACTGGCAATCATTCAGCATTACAAGAACCACGTTAGATGGGGAGTTCGTTGACCAAATGTGGGTGATTGGTGGCGGTCATGGTTCTAATTTTGGAATAGAGCATGTGGACAGTGATGTTTATATATGGTCTGCAATGATCAATACATCAAAATCAGCAGTAGACGGAACGCATTATTGGGGAGTTGCAAGGTTTAAATATGTTCCTAACAAAATCCTCAAATATGGAGATTCATCAATTCAGTTTTATTCGTTCGGAGCAACAGACTATTATCGTGTAAATTATGATGAGAAAAATAGTTATGTTCATCTATCAAAAGGTGAAGTTACCTTATATGTATGCAAGAAATCAGATATTCAAAATAACCTTTTCAAACCAATCTATACAATGAATGGCAGTGATGTTGGATTTGATGGATCTAGCCAAACCTTCCAATCATCTTGTCTAGATTTTCCTTACGTTTATTTCGATGCAGGAGATGCAAATGGATTAGATGAAAGGGTCATGTATTGCGTTGATATACGATCCAAATCGCTAGTTTATAAGATTGTATATACCTTTGATAAGGGCACTATTGATCAAATAGGGCAGTATAACGAACCTGAAGCAATCAGTTATTACTACGACTCGGATGGAAAGAAATGGCTAATACAAGGTTTCGCATGGGGAAATGAAGATTTAGAAGATAGCCAAAGGACAAATCAATTGTTTAGGATCAATGAACATAAAAGAGGTGATACCCCATGACCATAATGGGCAGTGTAGATATTTCTTTCACAAACTCAACTAAGATTGCGAAAGGAGCAGAGCAAACAGCAACTACTGCCCAAGAAACGGCAAATGGTGCAGCACAGACAGCTGGACAGGCTCAAGCAACTGCTGAAACTGCGTCACAAACGGCAGTACAAGCGGCAGCTACAGCTGCAGATGCAGCACAAGCAGCACAGATAGCAATTACGACTGCCAATGGCAAAAACAAAGCATATTATGGTGCAACAACGCCAACCAGTCCACAATCCGGTGATATTTGGTTTGTCACCGATGCAAACGGTGAAGTAACGGCTATCCGGCATTGGGACGGCACGCAATGGGTAGACGACGTGGATAATGTCGCCGTCCAAGAAGCAATTGATGAAGCCAATCAAACGGCGGCCAATGCGCAACAAGTAGGCGAACAGGCGCAACAAACGGCGGAACAGGCGACCCAAGTGGCCCAATCGGCACAAGCGGACGCAGATGATGCCAAAGCACAGGTGCAAAGCGCCGTGGATACTGCGAACCAAGCGGCGGAAGATGCACAGACGGCTATCAATCAAGCACAGACGGCTTTTGATAATGCGCAAGATGCTTTATCAACAGCAAACAGTGCTGTGGATACAGCGAACAACGCGAGTCAAACAGCGTCCAATGCGGCTACACAATCCAGCAATGCGTGGACAAAAGCCCAGGATGCAATGGCAGAAGCACAGAAAAAAGCGGATGCATCCAGCGTTTATACAAAAACGGAGATTGATGATGCGCTCGAGGGTTACGCTACCACGACCACGGTCAACACGTTAACAGGGCGCGTAGACAGCGCAGAAACGGCTATTCAGCAAAACACCAATGCAATACAGCTTAAAGCCGATAAATCGACCGTTGACACGCTAACGGGTAGGGTTAGCACGGCAGAAGCAACTTTGACTGCGCAGGCTGACCAAATTGCTGCACGTATTACAAAAACAGATGCAGACGCAAAATATGCGACGCAGACGGCACTAACAGCGACGGCAAACAGCCTGACGAGCAATATTTCAGCTGTACAAACAAATCTCGATAACTTACAGGTTGGCGGGAGGAACTTATTTTTAAATAGTGATTTTTCTAATGGATATAGCAATTGGAAACCTAATGAAAATGCAACATTATCAGTATTAGACAGTGCAGACTATGGCCATGTTTTAAAGGTTGTAACAACTGGTACGTCAGCAGCATCAGGGGTAACACAGAATGTTGGTTCAAAAATAACATATGGCGAAGAATATACTGTTTCCCTGTTAATGAAAGCTGATGAGGAAACAACCGTTAAAATACAAAATTCAAATACATCTTGGTTATCTTGTGATGTGACGACCGAATGGAAATTATTTACAGTTACAATAAAGCCTACAAATTCAAATACAATAGGATTCTTTAATTCAAGTGCTTCAACTTTTTATATGGCATATGTGAAGATTGAAAAAGGCAATAAGGCAACTGATTGGAGCCCCGCCCCTGAGGATATGGTGACAGCTGTCCAATTTAACACGCTATCACAAACACTGGATAGTACAGTGTCACGAATTGGAAATGCAGAAGGTAATATAAGTGCATTGCAACAAACTTCCGATTCCTTTGCGACAAGGATTTCAAATGCAGAAGGAAATATAAGTTCGTTAACGCAAACAACAAACGGATTGCAAACAACAGTGTCAGGGAAAGTTGATAAAACAACATATAATAGTTTTGTCACGCAAACAAACACGGCGTTACAAAGCAAGTTATCAGTGCAAGATGCTGCCAGCACATACGCAACACAGTCAAGCTTGACGCAAACAGCAAATAGCTTGACTAGTCAAATTACTTCTGTACAAACAAATCTCAATAACTTGCAAATCGGTGGTAGAAATTTAGTACCAAATAGCACAGGATTATTGCTTAATCCAGACGGGAAAACTGCGCAATCTTGGCAAGAAGGCACGATATCTCATGCTAACAATGATGGGACAAATTCATTAGAAGTGCAAAACTCTGGAACATCGGAAAGTACGCGCTCGGGAACAGTATTCAATGTAGAACCTAATACAACATACGTTTTTAGAGTAAGGATAAAAGGAAGTACAAATTCTACTACAATGGACGTATATTTTTTAGGTTCAAAAACCGCTAAAACTGGTATCGGTGGTAGTTATGATTATGTTCATACATTGGCGACTGGAACAACAAACAAAAATGATTGGCAAGAATATATTACAAAATTTACTACTAATTCTGATGAGATATGCGGATATATAAGAATTGATAATAATGCAAGTTCTAATGGAAATATTTCAAGTGTATATTTCTCACAAATTAAAGTAGAAAAGGGAACTAAGGCTACAGATTGGAGCCCAGCCCCCGAGGACATGGCTACTCAATCACAAATCACACAATTGGCTAATGATATAAACCTTAGGGTCAAACAAAATGACGTCATAAATCAAATAAACATTAGCACAGAGGGCATCTTAATCGATGGCAAAAAGGTACACATAACAGGTCAAACAACAATTGACAATGCGGTTATCAAAGATGCAATGATACAGAGCATGACAGCCAACAAGCTTACGGCGGGCACGATTGACGCAAATGTGATTACGGTGAAAAACATAAACGCCAGCAATATTGTGACGGGTACGTTGGATGCAAGCAAAGCCACCGTTACAAACATCGACGCATCTAAAATTACAACGGGGACGCTAAACGCCGCACGTATTGCCGCCGGCTCCATAGATGCAAGTAAGCTGAACGTTTCAACCTTATCTGCACTTTCAGCAAATCTTGGAAGCGTAACAGCTGGAAATATTTCAGGCGTGAACATAAACATTGGAAACGGAAACTTTACCGTCGATACAGCCGGAAACCTTGTTGCGAAAAACGCAAATATTACGGGGGCAATCAATGCAACGTCAGGGACTTTTTCTGGCAGCGTAAATGTTATATCAACGGTTACGAACCCTTGGGGGAATTACGATACCGTTAAAATTAATCCAACTTATAGATTCCCAATTCACATTGATGATGATGAGTCAAGGCACACGTATTTATCATCAGGTATAATCGAAATATATTATCCAGCTTTCTCAGATATTAATGCTCCTTCGGCCAAAACAACCATTGAACCAAATTTAATTACATTTTCTGAAAATGATAGTGTAGTGAGCCAAATTACAGCTAATGCTATATATTCGATTGATTACTATAATGGTCAAAGCACAATTAGCTCCAATGGCAATGCACAATTTGGTAACATCTCATTCAATGGCGCTCATTCCATCATCTCCAAGGATGGCGGTCAATTATATTTTACGAATAGTGGTGGATCTAGAGTAGACATATCAGCTTCAAATGGGAATTTTGATCAGCGGGTTAATCCAAATAATATGCGGATTGGTTACCACACTTTCGAGGTTAGTGATGGTTCCGCTCTGTACTTCACGGATTCAAGTGGTAATTACAGCTATTCACCGAAAGCAAAATCGTGGGCGACATCATCAAAATTTGAATGGAAGCAAGACTTTCAGGCAATAGAACCACAGGACATGCTTGAAATTATCAAAAAGGCAAACGTGGTGCAGTTTAAGTACAAAGCAGACGTGCAGGCAGGCCGTGATGATCTATACACTGGTTTTGTAATTGGCGGCGGTTATCAGACACCTGATGAGTTTCTCAATTATGATCGGGACGGCATAGACACATACAAGGTAACAGGGGTATTAACCGGTGCTGTACAGGAATTGTCAGCAAGGGACGAGAGCAATAAGGAACGCTTATCAATAATTGAAGAACAAAATAAGAATTTATTATTAAAAATTGCTGATCTTGAAGCTAGATTAGCAAAATTGGAGGCATAACATATGGAAATTCAAGCACAGGATTTTTACCCGCAAATTATTGCAGATTTAAAAAATCAAATCGCCACGCTGGCAGACCAAAAGGCAACACAAACGGCATTGGTAGCCTTGCAACAAAATGAAATTAAGAAGCTAGAAGAACAATTAAAGGAGGCGATCGAGAAAAAAGAAGAAGTAGAAAAGGAATTGGCAGCAGAGAAGGCAAAACATTCAAGATCAACACACACAAAAGGAGGAAATGAATGATGAAAATTGTCATTACATCAATTAATTTTAACTACAAAAACGGGTATGATGGTGATTATACAAGCGTAAACTTATATTTTAATAGCACAGGAGCAACTTTTAACCTCAATGGATTTGTGGAGGTAAGTAAAGACGAATATGCATCAGCAGCCGGGGATACAATCAAGCTAGAAGATTTAATTAAATCAAAGGTGGAAGAAAACATTCAAGGAACAGCATCAGACACAACAGCATCGTAATGAGTTAGGGGGTACGGGTCCATTGGAGGAGATGACGATGGATGAACGCATTGAGAATCATGAAGAGCGGATCACAGCATTAGAAAAAAACTATGCCGACCTGACCAACAAAATGCAGGCGGTAGAGACAGGCCAGCTGCGCATAGAAAAAACGTTGATGGTGGAAGGAAAGGAACAGAAAAAGTTAATCAACCAGCAGCGGGAAGAACAGCAGGAATTGCTAAACAGGTTACTCGAGCACACACTAAATATTCGGAAAAATAATGCCTATCGTAGATGGGACTTAGCCCTTGTCCTTTTTGGTGGCGGGGGCTTAATTTATGGGATCATTACCCTAATCACAAAATTTTTCTAGGGGAGCGAATGAAAAATGAAATACTTATCTGATCTTAATTGGTGGAAACAGACAGCAACATTGGTAGGCGGGGTTCTAACCGCATTGATTGCCTTTTTCGGGGCGCTTAATGTACATTTCCAATGGTTAACTGCAGACTCGGTTAATGCCTTTGTATCGCTAATTGTGGCGGTTGGGGCGCTTTTTGTCGGCTCAATTGCAACAATCCTAAACACCTATCTGACGAAAAAAAAGAAAGAACAGGCAACTCAGGTAGCAATCTCTTATGCACAGGACACTGCGGCCAAAGAGGATGCCGAATATGAAAAAATTAAAGCTGTCGTGGCACAAGTATTGGCAGCACAAAACACGGCTTCTACACCGTCCACAGAAAGCGATACAGCATCTAAATAAGGAGTGATCGAATTGAATAGACTATCTAAAACCATCGGCGCGCTGGCCCTATCTGCAGGGTTGGCGTTTTCTTTTGCCGGCACATCATTTGCAGCAACGCCAAATATTGATTTTATTGACGTAAGCCACCATAATGCTGAACAAGGCTTGCCATTATCTTTCTACCAAACTATGAAAGCTGGCGGCATTAACTCAGTTGTAGTTAAAGTCAGTGAGGGACAAACATATGTAGATCCTGCTGCATCTGTCAACGTGGCTAATGCTAAGCAA